TCGACGTAGTAGATATCAAGGGCGTCGATCGGCCGCACGTCGAGGCAATCCCGCCGAACCGCGCGGTTCGGGAGCAGGATGACCTCGTCGCCCGTCTCTGGCACGAGCGGAAGCGCGGGGCTCACCGTGACCGTGAAGTAGGCGCCGCTATCGACGATGGTCACGACGCCGCTCCACTCCCCCGAGAGCTTCGCGGACGCCGTCTTGAAGACGAGCTTGCAATTGCCGCTACCGATCGTCGCCGGGAGAGTGCCCACGTCCGTGATGGAGAAGATGGTCGTCGAGGCTACGAGGTCCGCCGTAACCGCGCTCTCATAGCTGTCGTAGGGGCTGTAGCCGAGGTAGTCCTTCGTCGGAGAGGTAACGTCGAGCGGGTTGTAAAACGTCCCCGTGCGCGACCACGGGTACACGTAGGGCGCCTGCGGAGTCGGCAAGGCGTCCTGCTCGTACGTGATGATCCACTCTTCTTCGTCCCGGTGCCGACCCGCGAACGGCTGGTCCGGGATGGTCGACATGTTCTCAGTAACGTCGTAGCCGTAGCCGCGATAAGGCACCTCGAACACCGGTTCATAGAACAGGATGCCGAAGATGTTCATCTCTTCGGTCGGTGCCGCGTCCTCGATCCACGCGCTGCGGAGGCTAACGTCGTCGAACAGGACGTGTGCGGGGCGAAGCAACTCCAGCATCGCCTCCAGCCGCTCAGCCAGCTCTTCGGTGACGACGACCGTGTCATCGATCGCCTGAAACGCCGCCGCGACGTACGAGCTGCGCACTCTGTCCACCCACCGGCTTCCGTACGGGTCCGGAAACGGATCGGCGAGGTAGCGGTACGTGACGGTGATCGGCTGCCCCACGAGCGTCGGCGTGTCTGGCAGCACAAAGAAGCCTGCTCCCGTCTCGTAGTCGATGGTGCCAGTGACGTTGCCCGACCAGCTGCCGTTGTTGTCGATGAAGACGCGCGGGGCGTTGGCATCCTGATCGTAGACCGTGACCTTGATGGAGCCACGCATGACGGGGTTGCTGGCAAGGCGTAGCCGGTACGGTCCCGGAGAGGCGATGGTCGTACCGGCCGCTTCGTCCAGGACATACGTGCTCTCGACAAGCGCTATCTGCGGTCCGGGAACGAAGTTCGCGTCCGTCACCCGCTGGTACTGCTCGGTGAGGAAGACATGAAAACCCATCGTCTCGAACATGCGCACGAAGGTGAGCGGTGTGCCCTTCCCCTTGTAGAACTTCACGAGGTTGAAGAGGAAGAGCCGCTGCTCGCTGACGTTCGTGCCGGGTAGCACCGTCCCGAGCTGCGCCGCGATGTACACGAGGTAGGCAGCGGGCACCTCAAAGATGTCGATCAGCCGCGTCAGCCGGTTGATCTCCAGCGCTGAGCGCTCCCATTCAATCTGCTGGCAGCGAGTCGTCGTGTGCAGAATCGGCTCCGGGCCGATCAGCTGATCCCACGAGTAAGGTTCGGTGTCCCACGTCAGCACGGTGTCCCAGAAGTACACCGGAACGTCACCGCGCGGAACGAGATACACGTCCTCGTTGCGGATGACCTGCGGGTAGAAATAGTAGAGATCCGGCAGGACGAAGCGCACATCCGCGTCAGGATCGGAGACGACAGGCGGAGCGACGACAGGCGGAACCGCCGCCATCGTCGCCCAGAAGGACGTAGGCGGAACAGAAGCGGGACCGATCGCGACACCGGGGAGTACCCCCGGCAGTACGGGATGCCCACTGTCATCAACGATGATCGTCATGCGGTGCCTACACGCTGATGAGCTTGATGAGCTTCGTCGAAATGTACGTACCGGCGTCGATGTTGATCTTCAGCTGGTACGCGTTGCCGACCGTCAAGAGATGCGGATCCCAGTCGTACTGGAAGAAGCCGCGCGTGCCGATCGCCCCGAAGTCGCCGGCCGAAAGGGTGTGAACAAGCCCGCCCCCTTCAGCGAAGAACTCGACCTGACACGTCGTCGGCGTCGTCAGGACGATGCCAAGCTCCTCAAGCCCGACCTCGATGTGCAGCTCCGTGCCACGAATCGAGACGATGACGACGAACTCCACGCCACCGCTGATGCCCGCGATGATCGCGTCAAGCTTCGCTGCGACGCTGCCGGCGATCGGCGGAGACGTGAGCGTCGCCGCGTCGAGCTTCGACACCTCCAAGAGAATGGCCGCCGCGTCACCGGAGCCACCACCCTGCAAGAGGTCGTCGATCGCGCGAAGCCGCTGTCCTGCCGAGTCCACGACGTTGTGCAGCACCGCGGTAAGCGCACGATCCCAGATGCTGTGCGCAATGGTGTTGTTCACGACGTCCGGCACCGCGAGCAGGTCGTTCAGCGTCGGGAAGTTGGCGCGCGCAGAGATGTTCGCGCCGAGAGCACGCAGGAGGAGGCCCGCAGTCGACCCGGTACCGTGTGCGGTGACGATGTTCTCATCCCACACCGCGTCGGCGTCTGTGCTCGGGAGCGTGTGCCCCGGAACGTCGGCGACCGCGAGCAGCGCGTTGAGGTTGCTGTTGTTCGTGCGGGCGGCGATACCGGCGGCGAGCTGACGGACCAGGTAGCCGGCCGACTGCAGCGTGCCGTGCGAGGTGACGATGTTCTCATCCCACACACCCGCCGCAAGCGACAGCTCTGTGACCCGCGCCTCCTGGTTGATCGTCACCGCGCCGCCGGAGTTGTCCGTGAGGTGGACGTTGCCGGCGATGTTGACGACACCGCCCGAGCAGGTCGCGTCAATGGTCAGCTCGACCGACGTACCCTCGACGTGTGCGATGCATCCGGCCGCCATCGACTTGAGGGAGAGCTGCCCCGACCAACGGAGGAACTGCGCCTCACAAGTTGCCGCAAAGGTATGGTCATGGACGGCCGCACCCGTCTCACCACCGTTGCAGTCGGCGAATGTGTGGAACTGCGACGCTGTCGACATCGTCACGTCACGACACGAGCACCGGATTGCAACGATAAGCGGGGTGATGAGCGAGTTCAGATTGCAGTCGTAGCAAGTCGGGAAGGCAAATGGAGCAGAGATCGTACACGTGCCGGTGACCCGGCAATACTGGAAGAACGCCCGGTCGACATCCTGACTGCCGAGGTCCACCGTTGCGTTAGGCCCCATGAACTCCCAGTTCTTGTGCTCACTCACGAGTGTGATCGACGTGCCAGGTTCGAGGTGGTAAGCCCTGACTCCGAGCAGATCAGCTAACGCTCGTGCGTCAGAGACGTTGTCAACCGGGTTCGTCGTCGTACCATGAAAACCAAGATCCCGGCCAGCAACACCGCTAACCGTGTCGATATGGACGGCACCGTCGTACGCAAGAGGCACGAAGCGACGGAAGGCCGAGTCCGATGTGTCAGCAGCCGTCAGCTTACCTACCGGCACCGACTGCACGACAGACTGGTCGAGGCTGAACCGATCGCCGACAGTCGTGCTCGGTGAGGTGAACCGCAGCTTCACCTCACCGTCGGTGTCCTGCTGGTACTCGCTCAGGACGGCGTACGTGAAGGTCTGATCGGCCGCACCATCGATCTCTTTGCCGACATGGCTGTGGCGATCCCACGCGGATGTGGCGTAGTTCCATATCCACATGTCGACAGGCCCCGAGCCTGTCCACTTCGCATCGACGACGACCGCAGAGGCCGCGTTGTACTGCGTGAGCAAGAAGGTCAGCTCAAGGTTCAGACCGAACCCACCAACCGCAACACCAACAGGTGCCATGACCCAATACGAAGCATCGTTGAGCCCGATGTTCGTGACGGTACCGGAGATGGTCGACCCGGTGACAAGGCTGGAGCCCGTCGGGTTGTGCGGTACTTCCGCCGGTGTGCTCTGCGGAAGCATGACATAGGCCGACGTCGTGTCGGGCGTGACGCCCCAAGGCCGGTTTATGATGCAGGTGCGAGTCGCTCCTTCGTAAGCGACGACGACGCGAGCCTGATCCTCACCTGTCCCCGAGCGGATGAAGAGCGTCTGTCCGAGGTAGGCGTTATCCAGCGCCGAGGCTGCCGTGTTGAGCTGCGCCGTGATCGCAGTAGCTGCCGTGAAGAGTCCCTCGTTGACGTGCTCACGACCGGGGAAAGCGAGAACTTGGAAGACCGTCGTCGCGTCGGGATTCGTCCGCCAGTTGCGATCCACGGTCGCCGTCTTCGTCGCTCCGGCGTACTCCAGCACCATCCGGCTCTGTCCGGCGCCTGTGCCGCCCGTGAGCACGACGAGAGAAGGATCGTACTGTCCGTTCACCGCCGACGCGCCAGCGTCGAGCTGGATTTGGTTGTTGCCTGTGCCCGGCCCCTGCGCCGTGTTCTCACGGATGACCGAGGTGCCGATCTCGCGGAGGCGACGACCGGCCGAAGTCGCGACGTCGTGCGTACCAGCGGTGAGAATCTCCTCCCACACGTCGAACTGCACATCGCCTTCGGTCGCGCCGTACTGGAACTCGATGTGAATCTCGCGGGTGAGACTCGCGTGCGAGACCTCAGCGACGTACTTGTCTCCCGTCGTGAACGCGGTCAGCGTCGCATGGCGAAGCGTCCACACGCCGGTGTCGTACGTGCTGTTCTCCGCCTGACGATGCACCATCGCCGAGGTCGCAGTCGTCACCGCGCCGGCTTTGAAAGTGTCATCGTTGAAATCGTAGGTCTCGACGGCGCCAGTCGTCGGCACGACGTGCCACAACCGCAGGCTCGTCGTACCTGCAACGATCTTCGCATCCGCGACATCGTAGAGCGCAGCGCGAAACAGGATGGATGTATCGCCCGAGCGGACGATCGCCATACCTCTCGACTCGGCCATTGTCTACGCTCCTACTCGGTACCTATGTGGACGTCCATATAGTTCACGGAGTTGTTCGCGCCGATGGTTATCCGCACGATGAAGCCTTCGCTGGCAGAGCCTGCTATAGCTGTCGCCAGGTTCCCTCTCTTCCATGCGAAATACTCGCCACTGACGAGGTTCTTTTCCGTCACATGGTCGGTGTTCATGTCGTAGATGACGACTCCGGGAGCGAAAGCCGCAGCGGAGTACAACCAGCCTGCCGCCTTGTGATGCAGCAGCTCGATGTTGAAGCCGCTGTCGTTCGCGCCTGCGAGACCTACGCACTCGATGGACTGAAGGATGAAGTTCGTGTTGATACGGTCGTCGTACTTGCACCAACCATAGTTGAAATCGAAGGCGTAGGCTGTATGACCTGTCGCACCAACGTCGAGAGTGAAGGTAACTAAGCCGAGCCACTTCTTCGCCGTCTCGAAATACTGGTTCAGCGCCGCACCGGTGATGTCGGCGACGATGGTCTCCGAGTCACCAGGAATACGCACACCCGCGTCGGTGAACGACGTTCCGGTGACGGTGACAGTGACGGCCCCCGCGCCACCTGTCGCCGTACCAGCACCACCAGCGACGAGAAAAGCATGAGCAGCGTAGAAGTGATTCGCCGAGCCATATGCTTGTGTCGTCGAACCTTGGTTCAGGTTCGCATCGGTAGCAGGCGCCTCGTAGAACCCCGCGATGTAGTACGATCCCGTGCCTGACGGCGGCGCAAGACTGAAGCTCTTCTCGTGCAGGAAGGTACCACCACCGTCACGCGCGAGAACCTGCTCAGAGTTCTGAAAGACAGTCACCAGCTCGGTCGCGCCTGTGCCGTCGTCCCTCGCCCGAACCTTCGCGAGGTTCGCAGCTCCCGACGGCGTCGAGCCCTCGGGGATATCGTAGGGAAGCTTTCCCGAGGGGCTTGAGCTACCTGGTACGGACTGCATGTCATACCTCAGCTGATGAGCGTACCGTTGACGTACACGGACCCGAGCGCCGCGATCTCCCATTCCTCAATCGCGATGTTCCACAGCGCGACACCGGACGAGGATGAGACCTCGTCAAGCTTGAATCGTAGCGACGCGACTTCATCGCGCGCGGGCGGAACCGTGAAGCGCAGCTCGAAATCACCCGTCTGCAGGTTCACCCAGCTGCTCGTGAGATGCCCACCACCCGAAGCAAGGTTCGCGACCGGCGTGCCTGCGTCGCTCGTCCCGACCTCCGTCAAGCCGCGGTAAGCCTTGATCTCGTCCGCACCTCCAACCATCGGCAGCTTGCCGGAAGACACATGCTGACCGGGCGCTTCGCCGTCGTCGCGGAAGAGCACCGTCGCGCCGTCCCCGGTCGCTACAGGCACGTCGAGCGCAACGTCCTGAATGACAAGCGTCTCCACGCCGAAAAGCGGGTAGAGCGCCGCGTAGACGCTCGCGAGCGGAACGTCAGAGCCTGCCTCGACATTCACCTGCGAGAGAAAGAACGCCTCCAGCGTCGAAATGATGAGAGCGTTCGTCTCCGCAACAGGCACCTTCACATCATAAGTAACGGTCAGGTAAAGCGTTATAGAGACGTTGAACCCCGACAGCACCTCAATTGACGTACCAAGCACACGGCGGAGGTCGAGGTACGTCTTCAGCGAGTCCTTCAGCGCGTCCGACGGCGGAACGAGCAGCCCCACGGAGTCGAAGCTCCACGTGTAGACCTCGATGTTGTTCGTCGGAAGCTGCTCGACCGTCGGCCCGCTCTGTGCGTCCATCGTGACGTCAGAGAGCGCGTCAGGCAGCGCGGTGAAGAGGAAGTAGAGCGCCGCTTCATACGAGAAGGCCAGCAGCGTAGAGCTGTCCGGTGGGTAGTCCGCACCGTTCACGACCGGCAGCGCGAAAGCGAGCACGTCGTTCGCATCGTTCGCCGGTGCCCCGACCTCCAAGCTCGACGTCACACCGTAGGTCGGAGAGGTCAGCCGTACCTTGCCCGACTCGACCGACGCGAGTCCCGCGATGATGCCGTTGATGACGGTCCGCACCTCCGCCGCCGTCGCTGCCGCAAAGCTCACGAAGGCGCCTGACGTGAAGGTGATGGTCGCCGCGCCTGCGCCGTCTACATCCACGCTCAGGAAGACGTTGGCGCCGCCGTTGATCGCGTTGAAATCGTATGTCTCCGCGTTGCCGCTGAGCTTCGTCGCCTGCGAGCCGAAGCGAAGCGACACCACCCCGGTGACATAGTCGACGGTGCCGTTCCCCAGCGCCGACGGACCGTAGATGTTGGCCCCGATCAGCTCCCCCGCACCGTCGTCGTAGGCGACGTAGTCCGTGCCGCCGATGGTGTAGGACAGGATGAGCGAGCCCGGGAAGATCGGTGCGTCGAGCGGTGTCGCCGTCAGGAAGATGATGGTCGTGCCGTCGCCGCTGAACCCCGCCGGGGAGATGCCGCTGAAGTTGATCTGATCGATGCGGAGCCGATTCGCGATGTCGAGGCTCACACCGCTGAGCTGCGCGGAACCCAACCCGAGGTCGATTGCCGTCGCCACCTGTGAGACGCTCGCGACGCGGTAGTAGACGCGGATGCTGCTGGCATCGAGCGGGGAGGCGGGGAGGCGGAAGAACGTCGCCAGCGCAGGCGCCGCCCCGAACGTCCCGAGCAGGACGCCCGTGTGAATGGTCAGCGCGGCGAACGACCTCGCGGGTGTCAACCGCGACTTCGCGCGTGCGATGGTCCCGCCGCCCGGGAGGACGTACCCCGCGCTGAGAGTGTCGTAGTCCTCTTCCGTCGTCACCGTGTCGTTCGTCTTGAGCCAGCGCGGCGCGTTGATGCGGATCTCGTCCGCCGTCTCCCGCTCTGCGCCGCCCGTGCCGGTCTGGTAGTTGTAGACCTTGACGGTGACGGTCGCGAGGCCCGCAGTGCCGGTCAGCGTCGTGTCGATGAAGCCGATGGCGATGTTGCCCTTCAGGCCGCCGCCGACGCGGTAGATGACGCTGAGGTTGTCGGTGCCGGAAGGTGGGATCTTCCCGTTGGCGCCGTCCCCGAACAGGATGGTGACTTCGTCGTTCTCATTGAGAATGACCTGGAAGACCTCGTCCGTTACTGCGGCCGTCACGAGCGAATCGACGCGGGTCCACTGCGTGCCGGCAGCGGTTCCAAAGGGCGCCGCCGGGTCGCCTTCCCAGACCTCCAACCGAAGCGGGTTCGGATCGACATCTTCGTCTCGCACGAGCGGGTCGAGCAGCACCGGTGAACGCGGCAACTGGAAGCGCTGCGACGGAGTACCGTCCGAGCTGACGACGTTGACGTACGTCCGCCCCTCGTACGCGGTGATGCGCTGCGACCACTGGTAGTCCACCGTGATCGTCGTCGCGATGTCTGGCTCTCCGCCGACAGCGAAGACGAGGTCGAACTCACCAGTGTCGTAGTCGAGCGTGCCAGAGCCGCCGAAGGGAAGCGTGATGCTCCCGTCGGAGCCAACATTGATGACGTAGTTCTGCGCCGCGATGGTGAAGTAGACCGTAACGCTACCAAGCGTCAGGTTGTCGTTCGTCGTCTTGAGAGAGAAGACGCGGTCGCTCCCGTTCGCCGTCGTGAGCACCTCGCCGGTGACGGGCTGATCGACGGTGTTCGTGACGCCGGCCGCGACGCTCACGTTCTCCAGAAACTCGTACTCGGTCCCGTTCTTGTCGCTGAGAACGCTGTAGGCCGCGATGACGACCGGGTCAATCTGTGCCAGCTCCAGCGTGCAGCGTGCCGGTACGAGAGCTGGTGACGCCGTGCTGGGCGTGTACCCAAGCTGCTCCGCGAGCCGCACGATGTTCGCGCGCTGCACCGCGGTCGAGAGGTAGCATTCGTTCGCCTGCCGGTCGAGGTAGAAGCCGAGCTGATCCCCTACGTAAGCCGTCAGCTGTAGTATCGCCTCGCCGAGGTTCGAGTTGAGGAAGTCGGACCATGATCCGGGAAAGTAGAGTTGAACATGGCGTTCGAGGGCTGCCTTGATCTCAGCGTAACTTCTGGCTGTGTAATCTATTGGCGGCAGCGTGCTTGACATGAGCTACACCTTCACGCAGAATGGAGTATACCAGAAACGGAGGTACTCGTGGAGAATTGGAAGAACGTCCCTGGATGGGAAGGTGCCTACTCTATTTCCGATCACGGTCGCGTACGCCGCGACGCGCGCGCCAACGGCACGCGACGTGATCTCCTGAAGCTGGAGGATATCAGCGGGTACCGAAGGGTCACACTGTGCTACCAAGGAAAGAAGCGCAAGGCGCTCGTCCACCATCTCGTGATGGAGGCGTTCGTCGGTCCACGACCGGACGGGCGCGAAGTGAACCATCGGGACGGACGGCCGTTCAACAACCATCTCGACAATCTCGAATACTGCACGCGCAAAGAGAACGCGGAGCATGCTGCGAGGATGAGTCCACATCGCAACGTCGGCTCCCACAACGGGAGCGCGAAGCTCACCGCTACCGACGTTCTCGCTGCCCGCGACGCCTTCCGCTCCGGCGCTCAGCTCCCCGAACTCGCCAAGCGCTACGACGTCTCCAAGGATGCCATCCACTGTGCCATCGTCGGCAAGACCTGGAAGCATCTGCCCGGCCCGGTCCCGATGCCGGGCGGTCCCGCCGGCACCCGCTCCGCCGTCGCCAAGCTCACCGACTTCCTCGTCGCAGAGATGCGCGCCTGCCATGCTGACGGTGTACCCGTACGGCAGCTCTCCGAGCGCTACGGTGTCTCCACCGGCACGGTCTACGCGGCCGTCACAGGTCGCACCTGGAAGCATGTCCCTGCCCCTACTTCCGCACAGTTACTTCCGCACAGTGAACGTCGCACGGCGGACGTTCGTGTTCTCGTCAGCCCGGTCGATGTAGTCGATGTAGATGCGCAAGGCGTAATCTCTACGCTCCGCAACCACCCCGACGATGCCGACGAGCGGATCCCACCGCTGTATAGCCTCTACAGTGTACCGCCGAGCCAGCTCCATCGCGCGGGCATCATTCTGCTCGAACAGAAGCTCAGGCAGGCGCGAACCAAACTCGGGCTCTCCGACCCGCTCGCCGGGGTACGTGCCGAGGATCATCATGATGCTCGACCGCCGGAGCGCCGCGCTGTTCCGACGCGGCCAGTAGCCCTCCCGCCCCTTGATGATAGGGAAAGCGCACCCGCGCGACTGCGAACCCCGTACGAACGGCATGTCTGCCCCCTACGGCATCGCCTTCGCCTTGACGATGGTCGAAATGTCCGTGCCTACAACCATTCCAGCAGCTGGTGGACCTGTAGCCGCACCACCAGCACACCCCGCAGGTTTCGCGTGCGTATGCCCATCGAACAGCGTCTTGAACGCCCCAACGACGATTCCGTATGTCTCCGCCGCCGCCCCGGTTCCAAGCTCGATCCCGTCCACCGTCAGCGTGTTAATCTGCACCTTGCCGAGGATACCGTTCGTGAGCACCTGCACGAGACCATTGATGAGCAGCGTCGTCTGCAGGAGCCCGTCGAGCGTGAGCACCTGAAGCACACCGTTCGTCAGTACGACCTGCGAGAGCAGCGCGTTCATGAGCACGGTCTGCAACGGTCCGTTCTGGATGTTGATCGTCTGCGCCGTCTCGTTCATCGTCGCGGATTGCGTCGCGCCGTTCTGAATGTTGATCGTACCTGACGCGCCGTCAAGCGTGATGACCTGTGTTCCGTTCGTAACGGTGACGGACTGTGCTGTTTCGTTCAGGACGATTGTCTGTCCCGACTTGTTCTTGATCGTCGTCGTGCCGGTGTTCCCGTCGAGGATGATCTCACGGTCCCCGTCCTCGTGCGAGAGGCGGATGATCCCGTCAGGCGCGTCGTCGAAGAGCAGGACATGCCCGGCCGGAGTCTTGATGACGCGCTGCTCGTCCGGGTCCGTCACCTCTGCCGGAGGTTCGTCGTTCTTCCACCACCCACCGAGGTAGACCGGGCGATGCGGGTCTCCGTTCTCGAAGGCACACCACAACGTCGACGGCACCGGAGGCACGAAGTAGACCCCGCCGTCGGCGAACCCTGACATCGGGAAGCATGGCTCCGCCCACGGCAGGCGGTCAGACGCCACCGTCTGACTCGGGTCGAGCCCGTCACCGTGAACCTGGACGATACGCACCTGCACACGAGCACGCTTCTCCGGGTCGTCGTTGCGTATGACGTCGCCGCGGAAGAGTCCGAAGCTCGTCTGACTCCCCGGGCCGTCTTCCAGCAGCCGCTTCATGAGAGGTTCCATCAGTCCGCCCCCACAGACTTCACACCGCGTTCCACTTCGCTCTCCGTCTTCGCTGTTCTCTCTCGCACCCAGCCCTTCGGTCCATCTCCTGACGTCACCTTAGCCTTGATCCCGCCGACGTTGGTTGAGCCCCTCTGCAGGTTCAGCTGCGTGCGGTAGACGCCCGGCGTGATCGAATGGGTTATCTGCATGACGGTGTAGAGCCCGGTGCTGTGATGGTAGTCGCCCTCGCGGAACAGATCCTGCGCCGCCTGAAGCGCATGCGCCCCCTTGGAGACGATGACCAGCACGTTGCGTATAGGACGAATGAACGGGTCGCCGACGATGTCCGCCGTCGCCGGGTACGTCGCCAAGTCGGCCCGACGCCTCCGGGACCGAATGTATGCGTCTATGAGCTGCTGCTCCCGGGATGCGAGCGCGACGATGCGTGACGGAGCGCCGATCTCGTCGTCGCGCGGGAAGTAGTTCCCATGTGCCGGATCGTCGTCAGTTGAGGCAGAAGACGACTTCGGCGTTGCCGTCAGCGTAGATGAGTCCGTCGCTACGCTGTCCACCTGCCCGCCCCCAATCCCGCGAATGAGGAGTCCGCTGTATTTCGGGCGGAAGTTCAGCATCTCTCCCTGACGATCACGAGAGAACACGTAGACGCGTTGCGGCTTGGCTGTCGGCTTCACCGCGTCTATGACCAGATGCCAAGCACCGTCCTTGTACTCCATGTAGTAGGTCAAGAACAGCTCGTCTGTTGACGCATATGCGAGAAGATCCCTGATGTAGCGGATCGGCGTGCGGCCGTGCGCCTTGTTGAGAGCGTCGGTCATCGTTGTCGTCGTGGGTGCGCGCACCTCGACGACAAGCTTCTTGCCGGCCGTTGCCCCCTTTGCTGCGTTCACGATGTCAGAGATGCCAGCAGTAATGCTGTCGGTAGACTTCAGCCCGATTTGCGTCGCTTGCGAACCCAGCAGCGCCGAGTCGTCCATTGCGGTGATGGTGAGCGCCGCCGCCGTAAAGGTCGCGTTACCAATGAACTCGCCTTCCCAGTTCGTGACCCGCATCGGAGCCAGCTCAGACGCCATCTCTGTGCCGTCGCTGAACCGCCAACCGTAGCGGAACCACACTACAGGCATACCTGCAGCTTGAAGGAAATGAGTTTCCAAACCGTCGAATGACGGGTCAATAACACGCATGGAAATCGTGCTGCCAGCGCCGCCCGTCACCGTCGTGTATGAGAAGTCCACTACCGCCACGGCGAGCTTGTTCGGCGTGTTCTGCGCGAACGCCTCTTCGGCAGTGTTCACGACCGTGATCGGTACACGCTTCCGGTCGCCTGTCTCTGCGTGCAGCTCCACGAAGGGATAGCGCAGGTTTCCAACGTCGATTGTACGATCGGTCATGTGCGCTTTGCCGAGTTGAGCCCCGCAATGACATCCTCAACATGCGGACAGATGACAGTCATGCCTGCACGGAGATCGATGAGAGGGAAGAAGAGGTTGTTGCGGATGCAGATCGCCCACCACAGCGTGGAGTCCTTGTAGAGCCGATACGCGAGCAGGTCCGGTCGCCCCGCCTCGTCCGCCTCCACCTTCCAGAGAGTTGGCTGTCGCGTCTCGAACACCGTCGGAGGCTCCCACGTACCGTAAAAAGTACGAGAGCGTGTTTCGGTAGTGCTTCCCGATGAAACGTCGTAGCGCTCCAAAAAGAGCGGAGTCGAGCGGTGCCGCGACCTCGGTGAGACGCGGACCGTCGTAGCGTCCGATGTTGCCATGCACTACCCCTGACTGTACCGTGCCAGTGCCAAAATGTCCTTGTTCGGGCGCGACGCGGCATAGATGGACTGGTTGAGATTAGACTCAGGGTAATGAATGCCCCGCCTGACGTTGCTGTAACCAACCGGGCCGCGGTTGATCTCCTGAAACGACACAGCAGCGTCGATGCGCTGACATAGCAGCGTCACGGGATGCCAGGGGCCTTGCAGCGTAAGGGTTACACTCTTGAGGACGCCACGACGCCGGAAGTTCTGCCCGTACTCCAGCCAGACGATCGGCGGCGGGAATGGCTTTCCAGAGTTGTCATACTGTGGGTGCGTGAGCGCCAGCAGCCACTCTGCCTTCGTCAGCACCTCGTCGATAACGACTGCAGACAGATCGCTGAGCGGCTGCGTGTTGTCGTAGGGGTAGCCGTCCTGCCCCACCATCGGGACGGCAAGAGGGAAGTTCTGCAGAGCATCGAGTACACCCTGCCCCACGTCTTCTGCCGCCGTTGTCTCAAACGATCCGGGCGGGCTGACCTGTTTCTTCTTCGGTGTATTCTCACCTGTAGCGACGAACTTGACCGTGAAGTCGATGGTCGTCGCCGCGCAGCTCGACCATCCGACGAGCGGCTCAGACCAGCCCGGAATGACCTCGTCCGCGTAGTTCACCGACTTGGCGATGCTCATCGTCTCCGGTAGCTCGGGGAACGCGAGAAACAGACGCGCGTCGTACTTGTTCCTCGCGATGAGCGACTCCGGCTCAAGGCTGATACGGAACCGAGTACGGTCGAGGTGCTTCACGCTACGGTCCCCCGAGTACAGCTGTAGTTTCGTCGTGCCGCACGCGAGCACGATCGACCGCATTCGCCTCATTGAGCGCTGCCGTCAACCGATCCATAGCGCTCGTGACTTCTTTCGCTCGCGCCTTGGACTCGTACGCGTGAAGCATCGTGCTTTCGGTACCCCGCTTGTAAGCGGCAGGGTTGTACGAAGGGAAAGCTTCGAGAGGTGTCTCCTCAAAACCACCAGCGAACTGCGACGTCATTTCGTTCGTTCCCGTCATGAACGGGTCGCCCGCCGTAAGCACCGTATCCCGTCGCACGTCCGCGAACGCGTCGGTCACCATCTTGTCGGAGGGGCCACCCCACCGCCCCTGCATCTGTTCCATGAGCGCGTCGATCACCTGAACCTCACCAGCGATACCCGATTTCCACTGCTTCGCCTGCGTAGCCTTGCGCGTAGTCTCAGCGTCCGCTTTGTCTGATCCCTTGAACCAGGCCGCAAGCTTGAGAATACCAGAGAGCGCAGTCTCAACGAGCTTGAACGTACCCTCGATCGCAGGCAGAAGAGGTCCAGTCACGATGTCGAACAGGAGGCCCTTGATGCGACCAATAGAGTCGTCCACCTTCTGCCACGGGCCTTTCATGCCTTCGAGCGCCTGCTGTACCTGCTCAGGTGTCATACCCTGCGTGTCTACGAGCGCCTTCTTGTACTTCTGAAGGGCACTCGTACCCTCGTTGATGCCCGCGTTGATCTTCCTCCAACCCTCCAGCGCCTGACGCGCAAAGCCCTCCATTCCAGCTCCGCGCGCTATTTCACCGAAGACAAGCTCCTTACCTGCCTTATCAGCTTCATCCAACCGCAGGAACACCGGCTCAAGAGCCTTCTGCAAGTCAAACGCGTGTTTTTCAAGAACCTCCAAGCCAGTGAGCCCACCGGACTTCGTCAACATAGCAATAGCAGCAGCGCCAAGCGCTTCACTCTCCTCCTTCCCGCCGAGTTGCTTACCCGCGTGAGTGAGCGCGATGTACTGCTCGAACAGCTTTCTCCGCTTGTCTGCTCCGAACTGCTTCGTCTGGCCGATGAACTCGGTAGCTGACTGGCGAGCCGCCTCGTCAGTCATCATCGACATGCCCGAGTACCGGATGATCGCAAGCTCAGTTGCTCTCGCCTGATCCTCAGACATCTCCAGCGACTGCCGCAGCGCAAGGCCGAAGTCGACGATGGTCTTCTGTGACGATCCGGTGGCTTTCTCCAGCTCCGCGAAGTGCCCCGCCATCTTTGCCATCTCTTTGGAGGAGCGCGCTGCACCTGTAGCAACGAACGTGAAGATGCTCGCGAGCTTGCTGACGCTGGTGCCATAGCGCATGGACACGTCGAGCAAGTCCTGCTGCGTCTCGAACATCTCCTCGCGTGTCATGCCAACGGAGCGACGGAACTTGTCGGTTTCGTTGTGGAACGCCATCCACTCGCGCGTCATCGCGACGGCTACCATGCCAAGCCCGACGATCGGTGAACGAAGGCCAGTTAGCGCCTTGCCCAGCCCCGGGATCGTCTCCTCTGCGAGCGCTTTGGCGCCGATATCACCAAACCACGCCCCGATGAGGCCGCCCGTCGACTTCCCTTTTTTCTTCTTGCCGCCACCCGAGCCTTTGGCCGGGGCGTCACCTCCAGCTGCTTTCGCGAAGTCCTCGGTCAGCTTCGCGGCAAGGCCCGCCAGCCCGTTCATCGCCTTCTGGACCTGCTGAATCCCTTTGCGGAACTCTTCGATGTCCGCACCGATGACGAAGTTGAAGCCGCCGACTTCAGCACCCATTATCGGCCCTTTCGCTGGTGCTTTATCTGCTCGTCACGCTTACGAGCGCGCTCAATTTTCGCCTGACAGATCCGGCGTCGTCGTGACGACGACATGAGCATGACCTCGGTGAAGCTGTAACCTTCGCCTACGAGAAAATCAGTCTCCGCCATGAGCGAGCTTAGCAGCTGCGATCTCTGCTCTGATGTCATCTGCTGAAGGACGAAAGAACTCCGCCGACATCGGCACGCCCCACTCGTCCACATGGTTGCAGCGGGGGCACGTGCTGGTCATCTCGGGAACGAGTCCCGTCTCGTGCTCTTCAATCACCATGTCCATGACCTGCAGATCGAGCATCCGTAAGCCTGCCACGAACTGCATACGCTCCTGAAACGGCTCATCCTTCCCGTCGATGGCAACGATGCGGCGCGCGTGACGGAAACGCGTCGCCGGAGAACCTGTCTCTGTCACCTCCCGCAGCTTCCGCTCCGCGTAGTTGTTCATGGCCGCTTCGTCCCTGACGCGCAGAAATTGCAACGTGACGGTCTGCTTCGCACGCGGAAGAAACGCCTCGAACGGCTCTATCACCGGTTCGTCGGAGAGATCCTTGATGGGGAGGTCAGTGCCGAGGTCGACGCTGATCTTGTGCGCGAACCCGCACGACGAGCAATTCCGCTCGATGGTGTAGTGCGACGTGAGACTGACACGTCGAAGCTGAAACAGCAGATAGAAGTGATCCGTGACAAGAAGGTCGTCGTATGCCAACCCGCCTTCGCCCAGCTTGATGTTGCCAGTCATGAGCTGCTGGATGAGCAGACTTGCCTTCCCGCTCGTGTGTCGCGCAATGGCCTCCTCCTGCGCAGTCGTCCACGGGGTGATATGCACCTCGCCCATCGGACACTTGTCGCCGTAGTAGAACCCACGAGACGGTAGCGTGACGGGCATCCACTCCCGCAGCACGTCCGCTTGCATAGCCTGGAGCTGCTCAAGCACTGTCCTCTCCTCCTGTGCGAAAGCCTACCGCATCCCCTGCCACAGGCGCGGTAGGCTCATTGTCCAACCGTAGATCAGATCGGGAGCTGCGACATCCCCTGATTGATGCCCGCCGGAATGGCGATGGCGAAGCCCGGCATAACCCGGTCGATGCTCAGAGTGAGCGAGAGCGTCACCTTGTCGGATGACGTCATGTCAAGCGTGCCGTAGTCGACATCCTTCGGCCACACGCCGAAGAGCTTCCAGACACGTGCACTCGACAAGTCGGGTGCAAACATGATGAGGTCGGCGGACTTCTTGTAGTCGCGTGCGAGACCGACGGAGCCCGTCTCGGGGTTGTAGACAAGCCTCCTCCACTTCGCGACCGCCTGCGCCGTTTTGGAGTCGACAAAGTCCTTCAGGACGAGGGTGATGTCCTCGAACGACACCTTACCCGCGACCTTCCGCACCTCGTTACCGTGGTGCAACTCGATGGTCTCGTTCGACTCCTTCGGGGCGCCGAACGACTCCAACGACTGCATGATGAGGATCTGATCCCCAACATCGTCGAGGCCGATCTCCAGCACCCACGAGAACGTGCGCTGCGGCTCGAAGAAGCCGAGCGCCGGGGCGAGGTGCTGAGCATTGATGAGCGTCATTGCTGCCTCCTTCTATCGTCTGCCCCCGGACAGGAGGCGCTTCATCATCCCGTCAACCGATACCGTAGTGCTTGCGGAGCTGGCGAAGGGTTGGTCGAGTACAACCAAGTATCGCCGCAGCGCTGTCGAGGTTCCGACTCTCACTGATAATCACCTCGACGTGCCCCTTCGTCCATCCCTTCCGTGCCCAACGTCGGAACTTCGCAGCTGAGATGGCTGCTCCCTTCCGCTCCTGAACGCCCGGAGCGTTCAGACCCGCTGTCGCGTTCGCGACGCGGGCGGCGCGTTGCTCCGGGGGCATCTCGTTCCACGAGTGTTTGAGCCCCGCCCGTTGCCGCTGACGCGCGCTCTCGTCGTTCTTCATCGTTGCGACGCCGAGCGCGCTGATGCGCTTGAGATGAGCGCGCCCTTCGTCTGTCTTCGCTCGTTCTTGCGCGCGCAAAGACAACGCTTGCCGCTGCCCAAGATCCTGATACCGCTTCTTGGCAGCAAACGACATATTCGCACGAATTTCGCGCGTCCACGGGCACGTTGCTGCGAACCAAAGCTTGTTGAAGAGTGCGTTCCCCTTCGTATGCAAGAACATGATCCAACGTTGCTCCGCATCCCGCCCGTCTTCGGCAGACACACGCTCCAAGGACAAAATGTGCGGCGACTGCGTTAGACCTCTGAGCCATTGACTTTTTCGGCTGTCGTACCCGCGGTGTGTTGTACAGCGAGCCTCGCTTAGGTGTTGATACAGGCGCTGACGCGGATCGGATGTGACTCCAACATAGTGAATCCCTGCTCGCTCCGGCGTCTCCGACAGACCATACACTACGACCATCTCGATCATACCTTCCTCCCTTCAAGCAATAGGGAGAGTATAGCATCGAGACAGTCATATAACGCACATCTTGCGTAACCCTAAGCCTGCGCGTACTCTGTGAAATCCGCTCCTGAAGGCAAAAGATTGAACTCGGCGATTACCTTCTCTGCGCTTTTGGTTGGCGTGAGAAATATCTTGCCCAGGAAGGTGTTCTGATTGATGAGCACATCCGTGTTCGTCGAGCTGTCCGCGATCACGCGGAAGTCTTCGAGACCACGTCTCGCCGCGATGTCATCGAAGACGGGCTGCACGAGGTTGATGAAGCGCCGCCACATCGTCGGGTCGTTCGGCTCGAACGTCAGGAAGAGCACCGTCGTCGCGACGATCTTCTCCGCGTAGAGCATGAGCCGGCGGACGTTGACGCGGTCGAGCGCCGTCGGCGCTTTCTGCATCGTCTTCTGCCCCATGATGACGATGCCCGCTCCGCTGATGAGCGCGATCGGGTTGACGTTGTTCCCCTGCATCTGCATGAGGTCACGCTCGCCCTGCGTCGGCGAGGAAGCCAGCGCGATGACGGCGCTCGTCTGTGAGCGGTTCGGCCCGGCCGGCGCCCACCACGGATCCGCGACGTTGTCGGTGTAGCCGACGGTGCGCAGCACGGTCGCCGACGGTGGTAGCGTGATGTTCGCGTCGTTGAAGGCGTCGAACGCGGTGAAGTAGTCGTGCCACAGCCCACCGTACGAGCTGTTGAAGTACGTCGTGTTCGCGCCAGCCTCGCTCCGGCCCTCCTGATCGACCACGTAGGCGCCGCCCGCGTTGCCGTTGTGCCAGTCGACCACCTCCGCGGGCGTGAGGCTCTGCGGCGGGTCCGCGATGTAGAAGCAGTCCGCGCGCTCTGCGCACATGCTGAGCCCCTCAGCGATGACCGCGGGGTAGGCGATTCCCGGCGTCGCGAGCAGCGTGATGTAGATCAGCTCGGGGTCGCCGAACACCTGCATGCCGGTGCGAGTCTGGCCGATGACGGTGCCGATGACGGTGCCGGTCGTCCAGTTGTCACCGTCGTCACCTGCGGAGAGCGTGTTCGTGCCGTCCGTCGGGTCTTCGGCCGCCGCGTTGAGGTCCGCCGCAACGATGTACTCCGACGCGGGAAAGGCGCCGTCCGTCGAACCGGCGTTGAGCGTCGTGATCATCTCGTAGTACGTGACGCCTGACGGAGCCGGGTCCGTACCCTTGTACAGAGCGTCGTACGTCTCGACGACCGCGTCCCGGTACATGACGACGATCTTCTTGAGGCTCGCGTGAACCGTCGAGGTCGAGATGACGACGTCGATCTCGCTGGAATGAGAGCCTTCCGACGACGCCGTGAAGCTGATGGTGTTCTGCGACAGCGCTGCCGCGAGGCCCGTGTAGGTGATTCCTGTCGGCACGGAGATGAGAGGAGCTGCTCCGATCGCCGTCGAGGTCGCGCTGATGCCGATGTCCGCCGCTATGCCGACGGCAACGGTACAGAAGGTCGGCGCGCCGTTGACGCTGAGGCTGACCGAAATCGTCGCGATGGCAAGCTCGACGATCGTCTTGATCTCTGCGCCCGTCACCGCGTCGATGCTGACGACGTTGCCGGTACCCTGCACAGGCGTCGTCGAGAAGTTGAGGCCGTTGACAACGTCGTTCGCCGTACCGCCGGTGATCTCGACGTAGCTGCCGGTACCGCGTGTGTCGCTCGCAATCTTCACCGAGGTCGCGGAGACCGTCGCCTGGATACCGAAAATCTGGGCGTTCAGGAGGGTTATGACCTCCAGCGCTGTCACCGCGGCGAAGTTCGAGACGTCACCGGACGCGATCGTACAGGTCTGCGTCGGCCCCTGATCGACGCTAATGGTCAGCGTGACCGGAGCAGCAGCTGCAATGGCGGTCAGGTTGTACGTCTCCGCGCTACCCGACGTGATGTTCGCTGCCGTCGCCGTGAAGGTCGCGGTGCCGGTGACGCTGTCCGTGAAGACGATCGTCGCGGCGACAGTGATGACACCCTTCGCGGCGCTCGCACCGGCGATCCGGCAGTAGTACATGAGCCTGCACTCCTTCAGCGCTTCGAGCGCCGTGTGCATGCCCATGTCCTTCGTGCGCGGGACGCCGAAGATGTCGGTCATCTGCGCCTCGGTCGTCACGAGGGTCGCAGTGTTGAGAGGCCCCTTCGTCGCGGTACCGACGAGTCCCATGACCGTCGGAGCAATCGCGGGGGCGTACAGGGAGTTATCACGCTCCTGAATGTAGACACCAGCAGAGATGTAGACTGCCACGCTCCCGCTCCTCCCTATCTATGGGCCGACCCTCGTCAGCGCTCCGTCTGAAAAGCTCAGCGTCAGAAGAATCCGCGTCTGCGGGTCGCTCACGACACTCGGCGTCTCTACCGTCGTCTCCATGACGACGACCTCGCTTGCAGGCCCTAAGATCCCTGCCACGTCCTCAGGGACCGCGTACACGAAGTAGGTCGTGGACGCCTCAAGACCTGTGATAGCCAGCGCCTCATGCGCGTCCGACGTACCCCACAGTGTACCCGATTCCCCTGGTAGCCCGTAGTACACCCGACTCAGGACATACTCCGCGTCTCCGACGGGCGGGATGTGTGTCACCGTGACGCTCGACTCGTCCTGCGTCGAAGCGAGCAGCTGCGGGGGTACGGTCGGGGCTGCCATGTGTCACCTTACGGCTCGTCGATGCTTTCGAGCACCGAATAGTCCTCGTTGAAGTGGTAGTGATCGATGTCGCAGTACCAGTCCACCAGCTCGTCGTAGTTGCCTTCAATGAATACGGCGTGAGCGTTCTTGATCGTCTTTTGCAGGATGGGCATGCGGAAGATCCAGCCCTTCATCGTCACCGTGAGCGCATGCCGAAGACGTCGCTCCTGATCCCCGGGCTCCAAGTCGCTGATGTTGTCGTCCCGCTCGATGAGCAGCGGGATGAGCTTCTCTCCGTACGGCGCGGGGAAGACAACCCGGAGGTATGCCTCTGTCGGGTGCGTAGACCACTGCATGAGGAGGGCAGTGCGGAGGTACCGCATATCCTGCATCTCCTTCGTCCACATTTCGATCTGGTACGTGATGTCGACCGGCATCGGCCACGGGAGGAAGAGCACGCCATCCTCGTTCGGTGGTGTGCCGTGGTAGATGGTGTTCGTTTCGCTCGCAGCGCCAGGTCCGAGACGCCGCACGTTCCCGAAGACGAATCGCGAAGGATCGACCGCGAGTCCCTGGTTGAGGAGCGCGATCATCGGCAACGGCACCTGCTGCTTGTCGCCAAGCCGCTTGTCGCCATGCATCTCCTTCACGGAGCTGAAGTAGCGTGATTTCCACCCCGCGACTACGGTCGGCTTCTGCCCGCGGAAGCGCAGGCTCTGCAGCCACTCCAGCATCGCCTTGTCCATGATCCGCAGGCACGTCTCCGGTGCGATGTCGGAGTATGCCGGCGCGTGCTCCGAGAGCCCCGCGAAGCTCTCGTTCTTCGTTGGACCTTGCGGGATGTTCGGCATGCTCTGCCCCTACAGCGACTGAATGCTGACGCTGCGCCACCAAATCTGCGAGTTCGTGAAGCCTGTGCGCATACCAACCTGCCCCGGACCGGCGATGTCCGTGTCGGTAACGGTCAGGTTGTGCGTGTCCGGGGTAGTCAAGTTCTCGAAATCGGCAGTGAGGTCGCCACCCACGACCTGAAACGTGATCTTGATGACCTCTCCTGCGTTGTGCGGAAAGAGATCAGCAGGGTTCGCTCCACCAGCAATAGTCGTCGACACACCTGCGAGCGTTTTGGTGATGCGCGCACGACCGCCGGTGATGCGAGCCCAGTAGTAATTCGCATCGGGTGAGCTGAAGCCTGTCATACGAAGGATGACGCCACACTCAAGCGTCGCGTTCGGAGCCTTCAGCTCGACGATGATCTTCTGATCCTTGAGCGTCGAGTTGGGGGCGACGGTCGGCAACACCGCTACCGCCGAGTCAGCGACCGCACCGTTGCCGAGCCCCTCCACCGCGTCGAACGCCCATGCGGTCGTCATGTCGAGCAAACCGAAGATGTCCGTGAAGGTCTGATCGGTGACGAGGTTCTTCGACCACGAGTACGTCGCGGGCGTAGCGCCACCACCGCCGGCTGCGATGACTTGCTTCAAGGGAGGCATGCGATCTCCTTAGAGCTGCCAAGTCGAATCGGCCATATAGGAAGTAGCTGTCGTCCTCGTCCCCTGTGTGGAGATACCCAATCTGGGCGCGGTCAGCGTTGGCTGTCGTGGTGCACCCGACACGAGTACCATCATATGTGATGTTCCCGGATCCGGCCTCCTGAATCGTCCAACCCTTGCCGGTCAGAGCACCGTCGTTGGCCTCATCGCCATCGATGGTGTGCTTCTCGACCAGCGTCTCCCCGTAGATCCAATCAGGGAGCCAAATAGAATCGGCTGTTTGATACCGCCACTTCATCCCCATGAACATGACAGCCTGCCCATCCAGGGGAGACGCCGGCATGTCATCCCACGAGGTGACTTCCTCAACGCCGAGGCTGGGGTAGGTCGTGTTGGCTGCCATGTTAGTCCCTCACCCACAGCGACACATTACGCATCGTGATCTCGTTCGTACTGCTGATGAGCTGGACGAGGTTGCAGTAATTCGAGCTACCACCCGTCATCTCACTCTTAGTCTGGAATCCCGCAAAGACCCCATTGAGCCAGAACATCATTGCAGCGTCAGGTAGGGACCGGTCATCGTTGTTGCCTATGTAGAAGATTTCCAACAGACCTTCAGCAGCATACAGCGTTGCGATGCCGCTGTTGACAGCGGTCTGTGTCCCGGCGTGTGCCGTACCCGTCATCGGGAATGGGTAGAGGTTCCCGCCGTGCAATGCGAAGGCCGCCTTCGACGCCTCATGCGAACCGTCGCTCGCAATGAAGTAGATGTCTTCCTTGCCGCCGATCTGAATGACTCTAATCAGACCACGGAAGTAGGCTGAGAAGCCATTGGATGGAGCAGTGTTTGCCTCGATAGCAATACCGTCCGAGCCGCCGGTATTGGTAAGGTGCAGCTTGCCGCTATCGTTGTAGCCAATGGTAGGCGTACCAGCGTAAGCGTTGACGCTGGTCCCGTTTGCAAGCAGAGCGGCAGCGTCCACCTCTGTCCCCACCACTTGCGCTGTCTGCACCCAATCAGAGAAGCGCCCGTGGACTACAGCAGGTACGAACTCCCCAAGCGAGGCGTCGTAGATCCGCAGGTAGGGACGTGTGCCGAACTCCCTGATAACAGCCATGTCCCCATCCACCGCCCCCACAAGAGGACGGTCAGCCCAGAGGTACTCCTGAACCCCAGCAATGACGGCGGTGTTGAAGGCCATTAGTACCTCGCGACGACGAGATTGCGAACAGACAGCGAACCGGCGGCATTGCCGGTGCAGTCACCGATATACCAGCGCTGCACCGCAGTTCCAGACATCCCTGTACCGGCATAGAAGGACGTGGGTGACGGGAGACACGCGGCACCTTCCACCCAAGCACTTTGGGCGATTCCACTACCAGCATGAGGGCGCCAATATGCGAGGAAAAAACGCTCGGTAGCGAAGAAGGTGGCAAGAGCATTGACTTGTCCAAAGGTACTACCTGAACCCGCGAAGGAGTTGTATGCATTCGCGGGATCGTAGCGGAACATGAAGGTTCTGTCTTCCGTCCCGTCCTGATTTGCAAGAACACAAGCGGATTGCTTGACACTGCCGGTGTAGCTGTGAGAATTTACACGACCGTAGGCGATGTAATGGCTTGCTTGATTCCCACCGTGAGGGAAGAGCGCATTGCAAAAGTTCGCATTCGCGCCGCTACTATCGAACTTGACTCGCGTCCCGTCATAGGACGTAGCACCAGCGCCTGCCTTAGTAATGGCCCAACCATTCGTCACGAGGGCCGCGTCGTTCGCCTCATCCCCAACAATCTGTCCGACGTCGAGTAGAGTCTCTCCGTAGACCCAAGCAGGCACCCATATTGAAGCGGTACCGTCGTACTGCCATTTCATCCCCATGAACATGACAGCCTGCCCATCGAGAGGGCTGACGGGCATGTCGTCCCACGAGGTGACCTCTTCCACGACAAGCGATGGGTAGGTCGTGTTGGCTGCCATTAGTACCTCGCGACGACGAGATTGCGAACGGACAACGAACCACCAGCATTACCGGTCCAGTCACCGATATACCAGCGTTGCGAAGCAGATGCAGGCATCGCCGTTCCGGCGTAGAAGGACGTAGGCGATGGGATGCATGCAGCACCTTCCACCCAAGCGCTTTGAGCGATACCGCTCCCAGCATGAGGGTGCCAGTACACAAGAAAAAACCTCTCGGTAGCGAAAGAAGCAAGGTCATTGACTTGCCCGTAGATGCCACCGAAACCACCAAAGGCGTTGTACGTATGCGCGGGATCGTAGCGGAACATGAAGGCTCTGTCTTCCGTCCCGTCCTGATTTGTGAGGACACAAGCGGCCTGCGCACCACCGCTGGTGTAGCTATGAGCAGTCACACGTCCATAGGCGATGTAATGACTTGCTTGATTCCCACCGTGAACAAAGTTTGCACTCGCGAAGTTCGCATTTATACTGCCACCATCGAGCTTGACCCGTGTCCCGTCATAGTACGTAGCGCCACTCCCGGACTTGGTGACGCCCCAGCCATTCGCCACGAGGGCTGCATCGTTCGACTCATCCCCAACAATCTGTCCGACGTCGAGTAGAGTCTCTCCGTAGACCCATGCCGGGAGCCAGAGCCCGTCTGTAGTGCTGTACCGCCATTTCATCCCCATGAACATGACAGCCTGACCATCCAGGGGGCTGGAGGGCATGTCGTCCCAGGAAGTAACTTCCTCAACACCGAGCGATGGGTACGTTGTGTTGGCGGCCATCAATACCTCGCGAATACTACGTCACGAACGTGAACGTCACTACCGGCTCCGCTACTCAAAACACCAATACCGAGCCGCTTTGAGGCCGTGCCCGTAAAGGTCGTTCCCGTGTAAGCGTAGTTTGGAGCAGGCAGCCATGCTCCGCCTTGCACCCACGCATAGCTTGCTTTTTCTCCGGTCGTCTTTCTCCAGAAGATCAGCACGAACCGCTCAGTCGTGAAATCAATTGATACGTCCGCCTCCCCCTTCTTTGCCATGTTGCCAATGAACCCAGCATAGTCGGTGGCAGACGTGTAGAGAAAACTGAATTGTCTGGAGTGCGTGCCATCGTCAAGACCAGCTATACATCCGGCCCAGTAGGGAGTACCCCTCCAGTTGTCAGCTCGCACCCGACCATAGAAGAAGTACTTATCGTCCTGGTCGCCCGTATGAGTAAATGCTACGTTGCTGATGTCGGCATCTGCGGAATCGCCCTTGAACCTCACCCGCACGCCGTCATACGTGACGGTGCCACCGGCTGCCTTGTTGACAGTCCAGCCCTTCGCGACAAGTGCAGCGTCGTTAGCTTCGTCGCCATCAACCAACAGCTTGTCTAATATGGTCTCCCCGTAGACCCAAGCAGGAACCCATATTGAAGCGGTACCGTCGTACCGCCACTTCAATCCCATGAACATGACCTTGTCGCCGTCCGAGGCGGGACGAGCAAGCACGTCATCCCACGAGGTGTACTCCTCGACGCCAGCGATGACAGCAGTGTTGAAGGCCACGTCAGCTCCTACGGCACGGGGTCGAGGTTGACGTCGATGACGCGCAGCAGGCCCGGGTGAGCAGCAGCACCGGGGGCGATCCGGGTCAGCACGATGACGAGGTTCTCACCGTCGGCGGCGACCGTCACCACGAAAGTCTCGTGCTGGTGCATGTCGGTGTCGTTGCCGGGCGAGAACTCGGACGTCGCCGGAGTTGCCGCGCCGAGAGCAGCATCCGGGTCGTCACCGTCGTCGGTCACGAGGTAGTCGCACTGCAGCTTGACCGCGTTGGCGGAGGCAGACGCCATCGCGTAGTTGATGCTGACCGTGTAGTCACCGGCCGTCAGCACGCGCTTCTGCATGCGAAGCGTGTCGGCCACGTCCATCGGCGTGTACGTCTGCCCGGACGTGCCGTAGGTCTGAAGCGCTTTCGATCCCGTGATGACCCACACGTTTGTGTCCTCCGCAGCTGTCGATGGCGTGGTACCACCACCACTACCACCAACGACTACTGATCCTGCAGGCGGCATGTTGTCCCCTCAACAGACGTCGATAGTCACGAGCAACACGAGAAGAACCATCAGACCGACGGAGACGTAGAGTACTTTCAGCCCTACGTCCATGTCGCTCAGCTGCTTCCCCGGTGTCCTGTCATACCAATTCCACCAACCACTCATGCCTACGTCTCCGGATGCTGCGCCGGGTAGTCGTTACCCGTTGAGGTGCCTTCGACGATGACGACCACCCGCCCCGGATCGTTCGCCGTCTTCCCCGCTGCGTCCCGCTGACAGAGGCGGACGTAGATGGTCGGCTCCCCATTACGGTTGATGTAGCGCGTCTTGAAGGCCGACAGGGAGTAGATGAACGGACCGGTCGCGTTGATCTGCTTCCCCTGCGTGGCGTCGAACTCGATCCAATCCACGACCGGGTTGTCGTCGTGCGCCGTGAGCGCCCCGGGCGCACTGTCATAGAAGTAGACATCCCACGCAAGGTTTTCCGCGCTCAGGACTGACACGCGCACGATGTCGAAGGACGCGATCGGTACGCCGTGGTCCTCCTGCGTGAGGATGACCAACTCTGCCTCATGCTGAGCGAGGGCGCTGCGCAGCTCCGTCGCACCGTCCGTCCGCACTGCGAACCCGTATGGCTCTGCCATGTCGCCCCCTAAACCGTGCTCGACTCGAAGTTTTCGGTCATCGACCAGTTGTCGACCGTGACGTACTGCGCCGGTCCGCCCGTCTCTCCCATGATCCCCGCACGGCCCGGCCTCTTGAAGAGGTAGTCCGTCGTCGTAACGACCGCCCGCCCCGAGATTTCGGCTCGGAGCGTCGTGTTCGTCAGCGTCACCTGAATCCGCAGCGTCTCACCCGCAGTGTAGGATGATAGCGCCTGTGTGTTGAGGATCTCCCGTACGCCGTTCCAGTACGTGACGATGCGCAACGTCGCCGCCGTCGGCGAGGTCTGAATCAGCTCAAACCCGTACCCGTGAGGTTCGTAGCTTGAGTATGACCCCGACAGGAAGCGATCTACCCGCCCCATGAGGCCGACGACGTCGTTGTTGTTCTGCACCGTGACGTCGGCCGCCATGATGTAGTCGGCGTGCCGCGGGTCGCCCTCCCGACTCTCAAAGCCAAGCTCAACGCATCGGGCCTGGCTGGATACGACATCCCACCCGTTCCCGGTCTGCTTGATGACGTCCCACCCGCTCCCGAGGTTGCTGTCGTCCGGGCGGATGAAGTCGTCACCGTCGAGGAAGGGACGGTACTTGTTGTAGGTCGAGATGGCGCCCTGCGTCGGGTCGCGCTCACCCGAAACGAACAACCCGGTCCTCTCAAGCTCAACAAGCCGCTGATCGATGTCGCGGCGCCCGAGCATGGCGCGCATACCGTTCGCGTGCATGCCGTCATAGCTGATAGTTGGTTTACCGTAGACCCCTTGCCCGTTGTACGCCAGCGTTCCCGCGGTCGTCACGAAGCCGATGAGGTCGACTGCCTGCGACTTGTGGACCTCGAAGCCGAAGCGCTCGATGGAGAAGCGGAACAGCTGGTCCTCGATGTGAACGATCGTGAAGCGGAGCGACTCGTCAACACGCTCGCACCCCGGCTCTCGCATTATGTAGCTGTAGTAACAGACAAGGTCGATATACGCGACCTGAACCCCGCCGCGCACCTTGTCGAGGCGGATGATCGGGTCGTGCTGCGCGTAGAGGTCGTCGCGGTTGAACTCGCGCTCTTCGTCGTTCCCCGCGAGCAGGATGACGCGGATGTAGTTGCTGCCGTCGACCGCGAAGCGCGCGATCTCAAGGTCCGCGTCAACTATGTCCGGGTAGCCGAAGGTCGGCATCCATGTGAAGGAGGCGTGAAGGCGATTCATCTGCACGGGCGTCGCGAAGGTATGACTCTCGCCCACACGAGCTTGCCCCGTGTCGAGGAACGTCTGCCCGAGCAACGTACCCCTCGTGAGCACGATGCCGTCGATGACCGCCGTCTGCGAGTCCTTGTACACACGGTGATAGTAGCGAACACGGTCCTCAACATACGCCCGAGGGCCATGCCGGAGGAACGCGCGCACGCGGTAGTTGAACCAGTACCCCGACGGCGGAATGGTGTAGTAGTTGCGCACGCGTCGCGTGACGAACTCGCTATCAGCTACCTCTTGCGCGCCTGGTTGAAGGGCGAGGCGCACATACCCTGTAGAAGACGCGAGCTTCGATTTCACGAGCGCCGAACCGCTGAACTTCTCTTCTCCTGCCGCCGTCTCCGTGGCCCAGTAGTTCGACACGACGAGATTCGCCGTTCCGCTCTGCCCCTCGAACCCAGAGACGCCCGGGTTGCGGCGTCGTGCAGATGAGGCGTCAACATAGTTGAAGATTTCGACGTCATTGTAGTAGACGACGATGCGCACCGGACTCTGTCCAAGCACGCGAAAGTCAAGCTCGCGAGCAGTCGTGTCGGCGATGGTGTCCGCAGTCGTCGTGTCGAGCGTCGTACCCGCTGCACCGACGAAGCGCTCCAACACCCATGTCGTTCCGCCGATGTTGTTCCGCACCCGGTAGCCGGTCTGAATGTTCGCCCCGATGTAGCTCCCGCGCAGCACCGCGCTGAAGAGCAGGAGCGTCCCAGCGCCGTCCTTGAAGAGGTCCACCTTCATGCGATGGCTCGCGTAGTTCGGGGCCGTTTCGCTATGCGTCAGCGCGCTGTGTGCCGCGCCCGTCTTCGTCCCCGTTGCCGGAGCGCCCGCGTACGCGGTCCAGTTTCCGGGTGTCGTATCCGTCCACGTACCCGCGAAGGCGCCTCCCGTGATACTCGGCTGCTGCGAGAGCACATACGCTATCCATCCCGATTGGATCGATGACGAGTAGCGAAGGTAGCCGTATTCGGAATCTGCCACGCGCCCGATAATTTCGTCGAATAGATCGTGCTTGTAGAAGTCGTCCGCGAGCGCCCCCACAGTACTTGTCTGCCGTCCGCCGAGCAGGTAGATAACCCCGTCGTCCGTTGCGTTCTCGACCGGAAGAATGGCCTGCGCCCGCCCGAGCAAGACGTTCCATACCGGGTCTTCCGGCTCTTGCTGATCCTCGTCGTCGTCGAGGTTCGCCGTCACCTCCAGCAGAACCCACGTCGCGCTGCTCGGGTCGAATTGGTAGATGGTCGGCGCCATGTTCCCCGTGTTGAGCTGCCCACCGTAGATGTAAATGCGATTGTCAACACGCGCGTAGACGCCCGCCACGTAACCCAAAGCGAGCGGGAGCGGAGTCGATGGCGTGTAGGTGTCCGCCACCAGATTCCAATATCCCACCGTGCTCTGCGGTGTGCCGGCGGCGTTGAAGCCCCCGATGATCCACACGTAGCCCCTGATCGGATCGTAGACCGCGAGCGCGCCATACGTCGGAGTCGGCATCGTCGCCGCGGAAAGCGTCCAGATGAAGCTCGGAATGTCGAGCGTGTACATCGCTGCCGTCGGAGCGATGCCAGTCCATCCGCCGACGAGGTAGCCTTCGCGCCCGGGAAGGAAAGGCGAAGGCGGATCCGACAGCATGTTGTCGCAGAAACCCGCGTGCTGCGTCCCGACCGGGACCGCACCGAAGCCCGTCAGCGGCGTCTCCGTCGTGTCATCGAGCAGGTAGTATTGCGTCGTCGGCGCTGCGTCCTTCTCCGAGGAACCGCCGCCGAACACTTGAATGCCGCCATCCACGTTGCCCGGGAAGGCTGCCGCCCCCACCCAACTCGTGAAGCTCGTCAGCGGGTCGATGACGTCACCTGACGAAGATGCCGAAGCGGTCGGGATCTTGAACAGCTGCCCCTTGCTGGTAACCAACAGAAAACTCGTGTAGCCCGTCATCGCGCCCGCGTTGAACTCCGCCGCCTGCGACAGCTCGATAAGCGTCTGCGAGGTCATCTCGACCGCCCGGCCGCCGTCTTCAACGTAGCTGTCCGCCTTCGCCGCGCGCGCTGTCGTCATACGACTCATCGTGTAGTAGCCAGGGCGGTACTCGTCGTCCTGCCAGCTGTTGAAGCTCGCGTTCTGTAGCTGCTGTGTCACCGCGTCGTTTTCGAGGAGGATGCCCTCTTCGTATTGGTGCACCCACAGCGACTCGGTGCAGCACAACGCGGCGGCGAGCGTCGCGTCAAGACGGAAGTTGCACGCGCTCGCGACGGTCTCCAGACCGCCCGCGTCGCTGACCTTCTCGTCCTCCATCGCCATCGACACGATGCCGAGAGAGCTGAAGTAGCTGTGAAGGTGCGGACGGAAACGGCTGCGGTAGTACCGGCAGTAATTGTCGAAGCCGCCCGCGTCCCGAGCCCGGATGTGAGTCACCTGCCCAACATAGCGCCAGATGATCCAGTCAAGCCACAGTGACCGGTAGTTGTTCGGTACCTCTCCAGCGACGCCCGGGGCCGATGCCAAACCTCGCCATATGCGGTCGCGGCTCATGTATCGCGCGCCAACACCGCGGTCCGCATGCTGATCGAGCAGGAAGCCAAACGTCACCTGCGGGTCGCGGTAGTAGTTGAGGAACGCCTGTGCTTCCAGTGTGCTCTCCGGCGCCGAGCCTTTTGACTCGTACGACGAAGAGACATACTCATCCCAAAACCAATCCCAGTTGCGGTTTAGGTTGATCGTCACCCCGCCGGGTCCGATCTCCGCGAGATTACGCGTGTCGAGGTACCACCCATCGGGGTTCAACGCCGGGATGAAGAAGATCGTCCACTCCGCCCGAAACGCTGCGAAGATCGGGTCGCGCGCGAGGATCTCCATCGCCCGGAAGGTGCCCTGAGCGCCGTCCGCTTCGTTCCCGTGGACCACCATGTCCACGACGAAGTGCTTCCGCGTGACCGGACCGAGCCGGTACGCGATGATGTCCCGCCCCTGGTAGGACTGCCCGAGCGCGACCTTGTCAAACTCGGGGTAGTTCGCCTCGAAGATCGCTTCCCGGTCGATCAGATTCGGCGTGCCCTGCGTCGGATGGTAGTACATGAAGGCTGTCGGCTCGGGGAAGGTGTCGAACAGCTTCGGCTTCACCGAGCAGTTGAAGAGGAGACCATCCGTGAGGCGCGGCTTGTTGTTGCGATAGGCTTTGCCGTCGTAGGGGTTCCACGCTGCGCTGTTGCGCGATGTCGCGCCGTCCCCGAACGGAACGAGGATGGAGCCCGCTCCACCGGTTGCGAGTCCGCTCGTCGTCACCGGATGACCCCCACTGCCTGATCCTTGAACCACAGGGAGAGATGACGCGCGTCGAGGCGCGTGAGCGCCTGCCGTCCGACCGCCATCGCCTCAACGTGGCAGTTCGCCGACTGCGCGTACCCAAGACCCCCGATGTCCCCGACCTCGATGAAGTTCGGAGTACCGGTCGGAAGTGAGAACAAGGTCTCGACGTCGTACTGCTTCCCGTTTACCGCGAGCACACCGTACTGCGAGCCCTTGCGCGAGCCCCACGTCATCACAATCCCCATCGCTTCGTTCTCTGCCCACGTTGCAGGACCGGTCAGGAACAACTCTGACGTGCCCGCCTTCCTCATCCAGCCAACCCACACCTGTGACGTCTGGCTCATGTAGATGGAGACCTTGTTGCTCCCGTCTACTTGCCAGTTCGCGATGTAAGCAGTCTTCCAACGTGGCCCGGGTTGATCGTGAGGCTCGTCGTGTGCCCAACGGTTCGTGAAGGCCGCACCGAACCATCCGCACGCGGGGTAAGGCTCTGCAATTCCGCTCGTCCGCGCCATCTCGATGTAGCTCAGTGGCGGCGTGGGCGCACCAGCGGGGCTTTCCGTGAACTGCCCCGGAGCGCCAAGACTCGACCCAACCCCCTCGGTCATCGGCGCTTCGATGTCGACCGGGAAGCCACTGGTCAGAAGCCCACCGAAGTAGACGCTCGCGCCGTCGATGGGATGCACCGCCCACAGCTGGTACCACCCGTCGCTACGAATCTTCTTGTACCTTGTCGCAGCCTCCATGAGGTTCGAGCCGAGCGGATCAGCTGACGACGCTGTGTAGAGAGACAGCACCGTTCCATCAATGACCCCGCCATCTGTCCGCTTCGCCAGGAGGGAGAAGTAGCGGCGGTAAGTGCCCGAGGTCGACTCCAAGCGGTAGAAGCGGCGCAGCGATCCGGTCATGTTTGTAACACGGAAGCCGTTCGCCATCGGAATGGTCGAGATGTCCACGATGTAGGTGGCGTCGAGCACGGGATTCGAGCCAACCGCCCCGGCTTCTACCGAAAATGGGCCACGCATGACGTTCGTCGTGTCATTGAAGTAGTTGGCTCGTGCTTCCGCGAAGTGCCCGTCAAGCGGAAACGAGCCGGAGGCAGCGGTGATCTGAACGTACTGCCCCTTACCTCTGTCGAACGTCCAGTACTCTCCGCTTCCCAACTGTACCCGCACAGTGCTATATGCAGACGCCCCTCGGACTGAAGCCTTCGCACCACCCCTGATGTCCCAGTACAGCACTGCGCCCTTCGTCCAGATCGGAGCGTTCCGCGAGAGCAAATTGACGCAAGCGTGTGCTGGTCCTTGCATTAGACCGACTGGCCTCCACCGGACTGCTCAAGCCAGACCTCATAGCCGAAGACGAGATCCTGTGCGGGGTCGTCGTTGAAGAGCCTCAGGTAGAGCTTGTAGTAGTTCGCGGGCGTCGTGTCGTCGTTCCACCACGGCAAGCCCGTGAACTCCGTCGCGGCCATCACGAGGTCGTCCACTGCGAGCGCGTTGTCGATGTTCTCGTCCACGGCGATCGTGGGCGGGCCAGTCGCGCGCACCGTCACCGCAGCGTACTCCTCCGTCGGTCCCGCGAGCGCGCGAAGCCTGACGAGATCGTCGAGGTTGATGAAGTCCACCGACGCTACGGGGATAACAGTCGCATTGATCGCGGCACCGGGGGCGACTACCAATTCCGTGCGAGCCTGACCCTGGAAGTAGCCAATGCGCTCGCGCCCCTCATAGTTGCTGTTCGGGTAGATCCCGACACGGAAGGGTGAGTCGATCGGCGTCGCCGTGAAGGTGGGAGCTGCTGCCCACACGATGAGCTTCTCGATCCGACCGCGCCGGGAGAAGGGTGTCGTCAACGGGACGTCAAGGGAGTTGCCCGCTGTCACCGTGCCGGTATACGTCCCGATCGCGCCGCCTCCTGCTTTGTCGCTCCGAGACGACCACGGAATCCACGTGCCCGGCGTGCCTGCCACGGAGCAGAGCCAGAAGTTCTGCGCCGAGTCCTGGTAGATGGCCCCCTTCGTCCACGTTCCGGCTGCCGGCGGGCCGGTCCCCGCTGCCGGGTCAATGGCGATGGCGTAGCCCGTGAAGCGCTTGATGCCCGCAATGCTCTGGGCCGTCGTCGTCTTCACGCACCCGGTGGCGTCGAGGCCCGTACCACCGACTGCAAGCCCCGAGCTGGGGGCGAGCTTGATGCCCAGCTCTGCATCCGGCGTCACGCCTGTCGTCTGCAAGCCGCCGGTCGAGAGCAGATCCACCTCCAACCGCACGTTGATGCCGTCGTAAGCAACACCGTCTCCGGCGACGCCCGCGTTGATCCCCGTGCCCGCGCCGGGAGGTGCCGGCGGTGTGACGGGAATGACCGCCATCGACTTGAGCGTGGCGGTGAAAGTGTCGGAGAACCCGGTGAGGTTCGTGATGGAGATGTAGAGGTTGCCTGCTCCGCTGTCGGACTCGTAGTACGCGGGATAGTCGTCGCGGCTGTTGTCGGCGAGGTCGATGACGCGCTTGTAGACGCGGCTGGAACGTCCTGCGTCCTCATGGATCTCGACTACCACCTTACCCGCACCAATCGCAGCGGCGGACAGAGAGACACGCGCAAGGAAGCCCCGCTGAGGTGCAGACGCCGCTGGTGTGAGCACGCCCTGGAACGTGACCCCGTTGTTGATGACCTGGACGGTGCTGTACGTGCCGATGACCGCGCCCATGATGATCCGCGTGTAGGATGCAGTACCGTCGTTCGCGCCGATCCATATCCCGACGTTGACGCCCGTCGTGACGTAGATGAGACGGCCTTCATCCTGCCCGGGAACGAACGCCGGCAACGACGACACAGGATCGACGATGGCGTTCTTGAGCGAGCCGTAGTCCAGTTCCAGATCGCCGGAGAGCTTCATCCTATCCCCCGAGACCGAGGAAGCGCTTGAAGAACCGCCGCACCGCTGAAGGCTGAGGCGTCGGAGCCCTAACTGCGCTCGCAGGGACGCCACCCGACGGTGAGAGCCTGTGCTTCGGCTTCAATTGACGCTTCTTTATACGGTCGAACACATTACGAACAGTCTTCCGCTTGTCGGCGCGAAGGAAGTCCCGCCATGCCGGGTACCAGTGAGGTCGTGCCGGTATGTGCGCCCGCGGAGACCCGTACTCGTGGATCATCGCCAGGACATGGTAGCGAAGACCCGAAGGCGGGTGAACCTTGTCCGGGAGCCCTACGCGGTAGCCGACGACCTTCGTCTTCGCACTACTCATCGACGCTTCGCGCTTGAACTCTTCCGGCATGCCGACTGGGGTGCCCGGCTTATATGTCCGCACCTGCCGCGTGACCGGCTGAATACCGATGGCGTTTATGTAGTGCCCGGTGGCGATGAGGATGCGTTCGTCGAGCTTCCGGCGCTTCTTCCACGCGAGGTAGCGCGGGCTCAGCGGCTGGTGGGCATACTGCTGCAGGGAGATGCGCTTCTTGATCTCCGCCGCGATCGACACGGAGACCCCCAACACTTCGTCTCGCGCGATCTCCGCGACCTCGTCGGGGAGTGTCTCGATGAAGTGCTGTGCCTGCCAAAAGCGTTTGCCAGGCTTGATTTGCACCTAAACCTTCCGCTTGAGAACCCGGCACTGCCCCAACGCTACCATCGGGACTGTCCGCGTACCGACGCCCGGCCCTTCGACGATGATGCCACCCGCGAAGTCGCGACCCTTCACCTCGTAGAGAACCTCGTCGAGCACGACCACGTCGCCCACCTGCATCGGCGAGCCGTCCGAGTACCGCAACCCAGCAGCTGGCGGCACATAGCTCTCCGCCGTCTGCATGACAGGAGCCGGGGCCGACCTGATCATCGGCTCGACCTGGTCCGGCGTACCCGTGCCCTTGTTCGGGAAGGGACTCCCGACGATGCCGTATGACGCCTCGATGTCACGCCACGCGGAGAGCGCAGAGCCGGCGCCCTCCTTCAACGCCTCCAGCGACGTCGTCGGCGGTACGGGATCCTCTATCGGACCCCGACCGTGTACTTCGCCGTGCAGGATCGGCTTCCGTGCTGCTAAGCCCTGCCCGTAGCGTTCAAAGCTGAGACCGCCGATCTCCATGTGCTGCAGTGACATGCTACGCTCCGCTCGTTGACGGACTCGGAGGCGGCGCCATCGGTACGAGATCCGAGTTCGCCCCATCGCAGTCCCGAGGTGTTGCAGTGTGGTAGTACCGTGTGCAGAACCCCGCCGTGAGGTGATAGCGGTCTGTGAGCCCGTGGTAGCTCGTGCGATGTGCCTCGCGGACGATGTACCACGTCCCATCCCACTCGAAGAGGTCGCCGAGTATGAGCCCACGGAAGCGGTCGTCGTTGACGAGCCCGAGCCGGTTCAGCTCCGAGAACGGGACGTAAAAGACAACGTCGCGCTCCTCCTCAACGCCGTACTTCGTCAGCAGCTGCCGCGATGGCTCGTGCTCGATGAGCGCCCGCACGTTGACCTGCAGCATCCCGTCTATGTACTCGATATCGAGGCGATCCACGTCGATCGGATCGACACCTGCGAAGATGTTCTCGCCCTCGGGATGCAAACGGTTCACGCGTGGCGCGAGGATGACGGCAGCGCCCTGCCGCAGGACGAACTCCTTAACGAAAGCGTCCTGACGGTCTTGATCCCGCATGCCCTGGAAGAGCTGCGGGTTTGCGCGCGCCCGTCGCGCCTCGAACTCGATGAGAATGTCCTGGTGGACGTCCGTCATCCGCTGGCCCTCGCACCCGGTCCGAGAGGCGGCGTGAGAGCGAACGACCGCATCCGCAGCTCTTCTTCCAGCTTCTCGATCTGCGCCTCACCCCGCTGAATCAGCTCAGAGCCGTTGAGGTTCGCCTGCGACGGACCGGGAACGATGCCGAACTTACCTCGCGCTTCACCAACAGCAATGCGCACGATGTTGAGCATGTAGTCCTTGATCCAGCGGATGTCATGACTCGGGATGTCGTTCGCCTCTGTCGCCTCGACAAAGTACGTGTACGCTGCGATGTATGGTCCTCCGTAGCCGGGCGGAGCGAAGACCCACAGCACGGGCTCATGCCACTCCCAGTCAAAGCCCGCGCTGTAGACCCGCTTCGCCATGTCGATGTACCGCAACGCAAGGTCGTACTGGTCTGGGCTGAGCGGTGAGATCGGATGCGGGATGCCGAGCGCGAAGACGCCGGAGATGGGCGAGAAGAAGTCACGTCGCGGGGCGAGCCGCACGTCAACGACACCGCGCCCATACGCCTTGTTCAGCTGTTCAAAGTCGTACTCGTGCGCTTGCGCTTGGATATCCAGGACGCCGCGTTTCTGGTGCGGGAGGTACGTGTTGTAGACATCAAGCGTCTTCTGCCAGAAGATACGAAGCTGCTCACGTGAGGTCTCGACATCGACGTTGGGGAACCCCATAGCGGTGAGAACGTACGCGTAAACCTCGTCCTCGGTCAGTCCCCGCCGACGAACGCCTTCGCTCTCGTTCCGCCGGTAGTTGGAGGCATGCCGGTTGACGTTCTCGCCTGACATGAGGTTCCCCCGCGGTTAGCCCTTCTTGACGGACCGTCCGCTACACCGCGCGTCAGCGATGACCTGCAGCGACTCCGCCATCGACTGGCCTGAACTCGGTCCTTCCGTGCCCTTTACCGCTCCGACCTTCGCGCTTCCATCCACCGATGCACGCGTTGCGCCGTCGAGGCTTCCCGCGCGAGGCGTGAGAGGCGCGCCCGCTGCAGCTGTCGCCGCTTGCGCCAGCACGCCAGCATCAACCTGAAACTGAGGAAGATGTCGCGTACGATCAGCCATCCACGAAGGCACCCCCTTGCCTGCCTTCTCAAGAAGCGACCTCCGGACTTCGGGCGGAGTCGGCGAGAGGAATGACGGCCCCTCGAAGTCCCGCAGCATCTTCGCCGTGACGCCGTCTTCCTTGTGGTGCGGCGTCGGGATGAACTCATGCCCGCTACCGCGCGGCCCGACGCGAACGGTACCGATCGGCTGCGGCAGCGTGAGGTCGATGTTGTTCGTGTGCGGGTTCCAGTAGTAGAACAGGTCCGTCTCCTGGTCCGGCGTGATTTCCTTCTGGTCCATGTCCTCTCCTCAGAGTGTGTGCGGTTGCCTGCCAACGGGCCGCACGTTGCTACTCGACAGTCACAAGTCCTGGTTGAAGATAACGCTCAATCGTATCCGGGTCTACGCCAATCCCTCCTCGACCATCTCCCCGTCGTCATCGTCGTCAACCTCGGGCGACGCGAAGCGAGAGTGATCCTCGACGTCAACGCTCGGGTAGTGGCGCAGCAGCCATGCCTGCACGGCCCCCTGCGAGCCGTGCGTACCGTCGTGAATGACGTCACCCTTGAACACGTCCGCGGACTGCAACCCATCCCCGCGTCCGCGAACGACCGCGCGATAGCTCGCCTTCTTCTCCACGAGCCTCTCGACCGGGACGAACGGCATCACGCATTCCCCCCGTAGAGTACCCCACACATGGAGCACATGTAGAGGTGCGACACCGGTGCTGCTCGCGTTCCTGCCAACGGAGCGGGTACGACATAAGGCTGCCCGTCCGGGTAGCTGAAGGGTTTGTGGTCGCACTTCACCATGCCCGGCAGCTCGATGGGCGGGATCGGTGTCGGAGGGGCACCCTCCAGCTTCTCAACGCGCGTGTCGAGGTCGATGATGTTCGCCTGCTGCTGCGCGGTTGCATTCGCGAGCCGAGCAACGTCAGACTGCAGCTTCTCGACCTGCTCCTCCAGCTCAGTGACGCGCTGCGCAAGCCCGCTCGTCGGCCGCGCCACAGGCTTATCCGGCGTGATCCCTGACATCGCTCGCTCCTCCGTGAAAGGTGGGTGGCTCTCCCCGTGACAAGGGCAGGCGGGAGAGCCACCCGGGGAGAGGACTCCCCCTATCCTCTACTGCGCCGCGCAGCGCTGAGCACTTGCGACACGCCGTACTCCATGTCCTTCACCGCAACGCCCAGGTCGTACAGCTCCTCCGCTTCGATACGGCCCAAAAGGTCAGGAGCTGAGATGTTGGCCGACCCGAGCTTCTTGAGCCCCTCCAACTCCTGCGCCCGAGCCTTGAACGCCTTCTCCAGCGCGGACAGCCGCTTTCGGATCAGATCGAGCGGCCTCTTCGGGTTCTGCAGCATCCGAACGGCGACGTCGTTCGGATCTTTCGCCTCCTCGACCGGCTGCTGCGGCTGCCGCGACTCGCGGAGGTAAGATGCAAGACGACTCTGCCGATCCATCGTGTTCTCCTACGCCATGTCGATGTCAGACCCACCGCAGCCCGGACAACCTACAGACATCGCCCGCTCCGCCGCCCGCACAGACGCAAAGCCGCGACCGCACTCCATGCACTTCGCGAACGGCTTCTTCTTCTTCGGCTTCGGCTTGCGCGCCTCGTCGAAATGCGTGAAATGCTCGACGAGTGCTTCTGCGAGCTGAACCTGCCGGTCGGGCGCGCTCTCCACGGATGTTGACTCCTTCATCGGACGGTCGCCATCCTTACCCTGAAGGTACATTTCGTAGTCTTTGGCGACGCTCATCACAAGCTCCTATGCAAAGCTCAGTTCGTAGCTTGAAGTTGACGAGCAGCGCCTGCACACGTAGCCCGGGAGGCCGGACGAGTCGTGACGTAACGTGCTGCGACCGCGACCTTGAAGGCTTGCCCCGCATTCTGCGCAACCTCCAGCACGAGTTTTTATCGTGCTGCGAGATGCACCGCTGCCAGCGGCGACACTGGTAGCAGCGGCGTCGCTGGCATCCCACGAAGAAGTACGGGACGAGCTGCGAGACGAGCCAGACATCAAGCTGTCGAGCTTGTTCATCACGGTGACGTCCGGAACCAACCACGCCCGCAGACGAGAATCCCAGATACCACCCTGCGCCTTGATCTTTTCCTTGATGGGGTACGTGTTGCCCGACAGCACGAGCCCGTGGTCCCGACGACGCCGGCACTCCTTCGCGAACTCGGACTTACTCATCCGTGCTTCGTCGAGGTGAGAGACGAGCGTCTCTATGAGTTGAACCTGCCGATCGGGTGTCGCCTCCTTCAGCTCGTGGCCCCACGTGGTCGACTGCCCGCTCGGGTTCGTGTGAACCTGACCCTTCTTGTACTGCGTCGCGTCGGCGCGGATGAGTTTCTCGAACGCCTTGGACACGCGTGGCATGACCGTGAGCTTGAGCGTCGCGTAGGATAGATGCGCAAGCTTCTTGTCGGTTTCCTTGTGGTACCACGAAATGCCCGTCATAGCGTGCGTCGCGCCGAGAAGCTCCTTCGCGCTACGCCGCTCGCTCATTGTCGCTTCCATCGTCGGACGTGAGTTCGTCCTCGCGTGCTTCTTCCCCTTCTTAAGCGGAGGCGTTGTGCCCTCGCCGTAGGACTTCCAGAGCTTAGCAATCGGTCCGTGCTCTCCGCCCTTCGGAAAGTAGTGGTAGACGTCTGCGCCGTTCAGCTCGGAGATAATCACTACCCTGTGGGTTTTACGCGGTATGCCGCGGTACCATACGGACTGCTGCCGGGTCGTGAAGGTGTCCGCAGATGAAGTCTTCAGAAGACCCCGCACCCATCTCTGACGTTTGCTATGGTTTCCGGCGAGCGCTGAGTCGAGCCCTTGCCCAAGTGCGTTCGCTTGAAAGCCCCAAACCGCTGCCTTCGGCGACGGTTTGCTAAGCAGCGCTTCAATGTCTGCGCGGCGTATACGCGCCATTGTCTGTCCCCTACTGAAAAGCCCTCCGACCCTCCGAGAGAGGGCGGGAGGGCTTCAATCGGCATAGCGTGCCCAACCTCTCGTCGGGCTACGATCCCCGAACTACGGGGCGAAGTTGCCGGAGACGGTGCCGCGGCAGTAGAAGCGCCCGTTGACCTTCCGGCGCGCCCACTGCGTCGCCATGCCCTTCCTCGCGAGGAAGTCGTCGAGGATGACGGTCGGCGTCGTGTAGAACGGGATGTAGGGCGCGTACACGAAGCCGGCCTCCAGGAACGTCGAGCCCTTGTAGCCGATGAGGAAGTTGCGCTGCGTCGCGGTGCCGTCGATGTTGTACGGATCCTTGTAGATCCTCCACCGGCCGTTGAGGTCACCCGCGTAGATGACGCCGACCGGGTTCGACATCGCGCCCGAGGGCTTGAAGCCGGGGAGGCTCTCGATGACGTTGGAGACCTTGAGCCCGACCACGCACCAGTTCGGGTTGCCGCGCCGCGTCAGCTCGAACACGTTGTTCGAGCCCTCGATGAGCTTGTCGACGAAGCTGAGCTTGTGCTCCGTCCACGACACGCCCGCCGACGGGGTGAGGGGCCAGCTGACCGAGGTGGCCTGCGCGAACTGGTTGACTTCCTTGATGATGGTACGGTCGATCTCGAAGCGGAGATCCTGCGCGAGCGCGACGACCAGCTCGGTCTCCGCGGAGAGCCCGTGCAGCGCGCGGAGGTTCTGAGCAGCCTCCAGGCTGTAGCGGGTGCGGAGCTTGAAAATCTTGGCGACGACCGGGGCCGACGTCAGCTGGAAGTCGATCTCGGGAACCTGGCTGTTCGCTTCGTTGTCGTACTCGTAGTTCGCGACGATCGGGTTGTTGGCCGCGATGTTCGCCGAGAAGGTGACATCGAAGGCGCCCGTGCTGTAGTTGACGGTGTTCACGCCGCCAGCGACGATGTCGCCGATCAGGTTGCCCTGACCGTCGTCCTGCGCACTGAGCGCGCCGTCAGTGATCTGCAGCGTTCCGGGGACACACGGGGTGTAGTCGAGCGTGCCGGTGTAGTTCGCGGTGGCGCCGTTGCCCGTGGCAATGGCCTCCTCCTCGATCCGCGGCGAGCTGTAGAAATCGTCACCGGGGTGTCCCGTCAGCGAGCTGAAGACGGGGGTGCCGGCGCGGATGCGGCCCTTGTTGGACCCGTAGATCAGGTCGAAGTAGAAGATGAGCCCGACAGGTCCGTCCATCGGCTGGACGCTGACGAGATCCTGCGAGACGAGACTCGGGACGACGGCGCGGACGAGCGGGAAGGCGAAGCGGTCGAAGTTGCCCACGTTGACAGCGCGCGTGGTCTCGTCGATGCTGTTGACCCACCTCGCGGTGTTCTCCAGCAGCACCGCCGTGTGCGCCTTGTCGAGCCCTTCGAGCCCCTTGACGAGCGGAGCCCACTTGCTCTCGGCAAGCATCTCCCCCTTCGCAACGACGTCCTCCATCGTGGCGTACGGGTTGTCACCCATGTTGCAACTCCTATCTATCTCAAGTTGAGCGCTTACGCGCCTGCGTTACCGATCCTTCCGGCCGTACTTCTTGTCCATCGCTCCGACAACCTGCTCGGTCGTCTCGACGATGCTGCGCTTGAAGCTGCCCGCTCCGGGCTTCTTCGCGCTCTCCTCGATGCGCTTCTGTCTCGCGCGCTGAGACGTCTGCACCGCTTCCGTGATGCGCGTCTCGTTCCGCTCGACGATGGGCAGGTTCTCCAGGTACACCTCCCCACGTGTCAGCCTGACACAGTCCTCGACGCTACGGGCCTCCGAGAGCTTCTCCGGCAGCGCGTTGGCGCTCGGATGAAGCTGAGCGACCGCCTGCACCGCACCGCGAACCCGCTCAACGCCGAACTCACGAGCGAACGCTTCGATGAGAGCCGTAGCTGCGCTGACCTTCTTCTCCGTCTCCTGCAGCGCCGCACCGCGCTCGCGAGCCTTCTCCGTGAGCATCTGCATCGCCTGCTTCACGTTGGCGATGATCGCGGACATCTCCGTGACCCACGCCTTACCCGTCGCTGCTTCGGTGAGCGCTGCCTGCGTGAGGCTCATCTGCCTGTCGAGCAGCGGCTGAAAGCGCTCCGCCGCGTCGTCGAAAGCCTCGGTCGACTCGGTGTACACGAGAGACATGCCCCCACGCGCAAGGCTCTCCAGCACGTCGCTGACCTTGTCGATGGGCACCGAGGTGTGGTAGCGGCCCGGCGCCGTCTGCGTGAGTCCGCCGATGGGGGCCACCAGCTGCTTCGTGTTCTCGTCGAGCTTGCCCGCGTTGGGAACGATGATCTCCAAGCGCCGCCGTCCGGCGGGCGTCTCCATCGTCTCCGTGATCTCGTCCTTCTCGACCGCTTCGTAGGTGTCCCGCACGAAGGAAGAGATGCCGTCCAGCTCGTGCCGATGGATCATGCCATCGACCTGCGCCGCGTCCCGGTACGCCTTGCGCGCCTCATGAACGAAGCGGGTCATCGGCACGGTCAGCGCCTTCTCGCGCAGGCCGGCGACGTTCTCCAGAACCTCGACCGTCTCACCCGCGGTCGTTGCACGCTGGAAAGTCTCGTTGCACTCCTCTTCCGTATCGTCATCGTCGTCGTCGTTCTCGTTGTACCGAGCAAGCTGCTTCGCTGCGCCCTTCACGAGCGCCTTGTCCGCCTTGTGGCGACCGGGCGTACGCTTCGGCTTGCCCTTGAAGCGGGCGCGGACGTCCTCGACGTCACCTGCGTCATCCCAGTCCCGCCCCGGCTCGTTCTGCCCCGCGTGAGCCCCCATGCGAGCCTCGTTGTACATCGACGCGCGAGCCCGGCGGTAGGCATCACGGAGAGCAGAGTAAACCTTACCCTCGTCGCCATCAGCACGCTGTGCACTATCACGGAGTCGCGCCAAATCCTTCAGCGCCTTTTCCTTCTTCGAGGACGAACCGCCTTGCATCTTCAAGGCGTCGTAGATCACCCTGAGTTTCTTCGTGATCGGGTGCCATAGACCAAGCACATCCTCCAGTTCCATCCGCGCGTCCCAAATAGCGTTCGACCGAGCGTCCGAGAATGGCCCGGTGCTCACGTCGGTGCTCAGCGTCTTGATGCCCGCCCTCTTCTGCGCCTTTCCCATCGCCTTCGCGTACGCCTTCGGGTCGCCCTTGTAGTCTCTCTCCGCGAGCTGCACCGTTCCGCCCGTCGCGGCGGCCGTCGGCAGCGGGTCGTCCTCCTCGCCGAGCGGGATGCCCTTGATCGGGTTCGCGCGCAGCTGCCCGATGCGGTTGAGGAAATACTGCACGTCGGCAGCGATGGCGGCGACCTCCGCGGGCGAGCCCCCGAACTTGCCCTCCGTCAGCTCCGTCGCCATCCCCTTCGCTTCGTCGTTGAGGATCGTGAAGACGCTCTCCGTGAGGTCAGCATCCGGCCCCTCGATATGCTTCTTCAGCCTCTCGAACCGCTCCCGGAGGTCCGCCAGCATGCCCATCCGCTCCTCCTGTTGCGGCTGCGACGGCGCCGCGCTCTCCTGTATCGTGATGTCCGGGTAGGCTCCCGGCGTGCTCGGATTGTGGACGACATCCCACGTTTCGAGCTGGTAATCGTCCTGCACGACGTCCGTACCTTCGAGCCGGACGACGCTCCCCTGTCCCCGCGAGCTGACGCCAACACGTCCGCCGCCCTCAACGATGGCCTTCACATCCCGGCCGACCGCGGTGTCGAACACGATCATCCGCCCGCGGACGTCGCTGCCTTCGCGCAGGATGTTCGTCGTCATGCACCCGACGCGCTTGAGCAGCGTCTGCCCGTCGCCGGGGTGATCGACCTCGCCGAGCATCTCCCCGCGAGCGATGCGGCCGAGTACCGGCGACGTGCCGGCGTTCGGAATGATCTTCTCCCAGATGGTCCCGGGGTAGATCCGCCCGTTCGCGTTCTTCATGTCCGACGCCTGAAAACGCCCCTCCATCGCCATGAGGATGCGAGGGGCCTTGTTTCCGCCGGCCTCGAAGAGCTGCGACGCGTTCGTCCGGTCCATCTCCGTCAGCTCGACCTGCTTGAGATCGCACCACTCGCCCGAGAAGCGCTCGATGATGATCATCTTGTTGGAGCGCTGACCCTCTTCGAGCTGAAGCAGCCCGAGGCTCGTCCCGTTCTCGTAGAGGTTGCGACCGTCGAGCACCTGCATCACGCTGTCTCCTTCTGTGGCGCGAGCGCCTGCATGTGACTCACAAGTCCGGTAAGCGACCGATCGAGACGCTCCGACACGTCAACCGGAGGCAGAGCGAGCAAGTCCTCGTTGTGGGGCCGCGCCCACGTGTCACGTCGCACGACGATAGCCCGTGTCCGCGTGTTGAACGTGACCGCGCGGAAGTTGTACAAGCGGTCCATCAAGTCGATGATCTCTTGCTCTGTCAGCTTGAGCACGATCGCCAGAAGCAGCTCCGCGTCGAAGTGCTCCAGCACGTAGCTCTCGACAAAGCCGTCCGCCGTCGGAGGCTCGTACATGTCGATGGTCGTGTCGTGCGCAGCACGCTTGAAAAGATACACCCCTTCATGCCTCTGATGCGGTCGGCGACCTTGGCTCTTCGCCTTCGGGTCGATGAACGCAGTCGCCGGTCGTGCCGCGCGTCGGCCGATCATCCTGCCAGTCCCCTCAACACAACCCGCCGAAAGTGACGCAGCTGTGGCGGTGTAAGGTCGGGCGCATAGTCCTCAAGGAAAGCACTGATGCTCCCTGAACCCTTGCGTCGTCTCCATTCCTCGAAGCGCTGAAGCAGTCGTTCATTCTGCTCCCGTTTACGCTTCTTCGTCGTGAGCGGCGGCTGTGCGCCCGCCCCTATGCGATCTCCCCCGAGCCCACGGTCGAGCCCGGAGCCTGCAGAAGAAGCGGTTGAGACCTCGTCGACACAGGTTTCGATGAGGTCGTCAACCGTCCAGTGCCCGTCAATGAGCTGATCGACGCACTCTTCGATGCGTGCCGAGCCGCTGCCGACAAACCGCTGAAGAATACGCCGAACGCCCATGTCAGTCTCCTTCGCCTACGCGCTCGCGAGCAGCAGCGCGTAGTGACGACCTGCCGGCGAACGCCGAACAGGCTCGTGCAGGTTGATCGGCACGAGAGCCCGCCACGAAGCGACGAGGTTCGTCGCAGCGTCGGCCGCATCACCCACGGTCGTGACGCTGATGAGACCAGTCACGTAGTTGATGGTGCCGTTGACGGTCGCGGTGCCGGCCGCGTTCTGCCCGGCGAGCACACCCGTGTTACCGGTCGTGATGGTGCTGTCCGTGACGACGACGACCTCGCCGCCCATCGTGATGTCGATGCTGATGGACCCCGGCAGGATGCGCCGCTGCGGCTTGGCGCCGACGACGTTGCTGGTGTTGTCCATCTGCCCGAGGGGGCCGCCGGTACCGTAGTACATGACGCCCGGCTGCGAAGACTGACCAGCACCCGTGAAGAGAACGGTCGCGGCACTCGCGTTGACCGCCATGATGTTCCTGCTGACGCCGTTGCCGATCGCCATGAGGCGGATCGTGTCGCCGCCTTCGAGGAAGCAGTTCACCGGAGCGCCTGCCGCGAGGATCGACTCCTGCAGCTCCTCCGCAGTGACCGCAGCAGCGTTGGCCGTCGTGACCGGGATGGCGTGCGTCGCGCCGTTGACCACGATGGTCAGCGTCAGGAGACCGGTGAGGTTCCAGGCGTCGACGACGGTCTGCAGGAAGGCCGGAGCCGTCGCACCGAGCGGGTTGACCGCGTCGTCGGGATCGGTCGTGGCGTTGTAGAAGTCCTGATGCGTCGGGTCCGGCTCCGCGAGCACGACGTCGCCCCACTCCAGAATCGCCGCGTCGCCGGTGCCGAGCGAACCGCTCTGCTGCGACGCCTCGTACAGCTCCCAGCCGAAGAAGGCCGGAGCCGAATAGGTCTCGCCGATGGCCTTCGAGCCCATGTACGGGACCGCCCCCTCGACGATGGAGGGGAAGTTGGCGAGGATTCCGGTTCCGGCGCTGCCGAGACCGCGCTCGGTCGCCATCTCCATCGCCCAGCGAGACAGCTCGTCGAGCCACGTCTTCTGCCGGAGACCGTCGCCCTCATCGACCTTGCCGACCTCGATGCCGGTGGCCGCCTCGTAGAGAGTCGAAACAGTTGCCATCTCTCACTCCTCCATCTATTCGTCGAGGCAGCGTGCTACCGCCTCGGGACTAAGTCTCTCAAGTACCGTGACTTCCAACCACGGGCTGCCTACCCGCACGAGGTGTGGCAGCCGTGTGACGTACGCGACCTCGACCAGCCTCTCGACCGCCTCGCGTGTCGTGCCTTTCGACCACGATTCCGCCAGCTGGTCGACCGCGATACCATTCTTCGGGACGAAGGTGATCCGGCTCCCGTCGCGCGACACGTAGCACGCCATCGCCCCACACCTGATCGGCCCGGACGTGATGGACTCAGCGAGCGCTTGTACTGATGGCGCAGGCTGAGGTAGCTCGTAGTGCTCCGTCCTGAGCAGCTCGACCTCGTTCACGCCGACCTGCTCACGTGTGCCGTCGCCGGGGTACTGCACGACGAGCGTATCCGCCGAGCCGTAGTCTATGCCGACCACGGTCCCGACACGCCCCGACGAGGGGACACGCACTACGTCGCTCTCGCGCAGCTCCCGTCCCGATGTCACGTGCAGCGTTAGCATTACAGCACCGCGTGTGAGAAGTTCCCGGAGAACGACTGCACCCTCAACACCGCAACCGCGACGTTGAGGTTGCCGGAACCGCGCAGGCGGAGGTACTGATAGACCTCCGTCCGCAAGAAGCCGATGGAGTCGCCCGCCGAAAGCGTCGTCGCAGCGGCGATGTCCGTCCACGTCACCTGATCGTTGGACCACTGCCACTTGTAGGTCAGCGTGTTGGCCTGGTCCAAGTTCTCGACGATGACCATCTTGCCGATGGCGTCGGTGCCGATCAGCGTGAAGAGCGTCGCCTCGGAAACGCCGGCCGCGATCTCTGGCTCTACCTCAAACCTGAACATGATGCTCCTCGCTCTCAGCGTGTTCGGGCAGACGTCCCCAGACATCGACGTGCTGCGAGTTGACGTTCCGCCGCAGCAGGTTCAGCTCTTCCAGCATCCGGCTCACCGCGCTGCCCTTGCGCCCGAAGATGAGCCCACCCGGCGCGACGAAGCGGCGAGCGTCGCGTGCCTCTCCGCAATGGTCAAGCGAGGCATCCGACACGACGACATAGAAGTATGCCCCAGACCGGACGTCCGTCTCGTACCGCACGCTCGTCCAGTCGACGCGACTGTCGAAGAGGCGCTCTTCGCACAGTAGCCGTGCGCTTCCGTGAGGCATGCACAGATGCGGTGTGCCGCCTGCTGCCGCGATGACCTCGACCTCTGAGCCCGCAGTCGGCCCGAGGAAGAGAACCGGCGCGCCCTTCTGCACACCCTTGCAGAGACGAAGCGCGCGGCACAACCCACCGTAGTAGTCGTAGCTCTCCGTCTCGCGGCGGAGGAGAAACGTACCGAGCTGCGCAGACACCTGCAAGAAGGCAGCGTCGCTAAGGTCCGCCAGCTCCGTGCGCTCCTTCTGCAGCGTGTCCTCGTCTTCCCACAGCAGATGGATGGGCGCCTCCGGCATGCCGGTGTAGTCGCACAACCAGCGCTGCCGCGCACATATGGCGTCGTGGCGCGTCGGAGCGGGTGCAAACTCGTACGTCACCGACTTCATGCCGCGGCTGATTCCCTCATCGCCAAGTCCGTCAAGTCTACGTCAGCCATGTACTCGCGGTCGAACGCGGCAACCACATCCATCTCGCGCACGATGACAAGCGGATCACGAAGTCCTTCGACGGCAATTTTGCCGACGTTGTACGAGGTGTAAACGATCCCTTCGTTCTCGTGCAACGCTGGCTCCGTTACCGCGATCCGGTAGGGTACCCAGTAGTGCTCGCGCTTCTCCCGCACGTGCATCTTCCCGGCCCAGCCCCACTTCCACCGATGCTTCTTCCGAGCACTCTTCACGACGAACGGCGCCGAGTTACGCAATACGAGACCTCGCACCGCGTGCAGGTTGCCTACGCTCTTCCTCATCGTCGTGCCTGCCAAGGCAATCGACTCCCCATGCGTCCCGTCCGTCATCGCTTCGATCTCGACCTTCATGACGAGGTTGTTCCCGTTCGTCATGCGGAATGCGCTGACCGGCCGTCCGTACTCGGTCTGAAGCGCTTGGATCTCCTCCCAGGTCATACCCTGAATCGCTTGCCAGTCTCCTCCGTAGCTGTCGATCATGTCCTCTCCCTCCGTCGTAGCAGTGCCTGCCAAGGCCACTACGACAGATATGCAAGGCACTCGAAAGCGCCTTCGCGATGCTGATACCAGCTGAACCAGATGGACGAGTTCTCAATGTACGCTGGCGAGAACGCATCCGCCTTGTTCGAGCGATCGAAGTCGTAATTCGTCCGACCGTTGTTCTTCGGCCTGAAACCACCGGACGCCATGAACTCGAACCCGTGCTTTTCCATAACCTCCGCGGCTACACTGACGCCCTCGTTGGGCGAACGAAAGACGGTATTGCCGTCGAGTCCGCCCTTCCTGAACGAAGCATTGACGGCCTTCCGCTCCTTCGCCGTGAGCTTATGAAGGCCACCCTTCTTCGCTTCGATCAGATCGAAGACGTCGATGAACTCACCCACAGTCGTGCCTCCGTGATGCATCCGCGTAGCACGCGCGAACGACCGCCTCCGTAGGCGGCATGCCGACGATGCGCTCGTACATTTCGCGGAAAACCTCCGCGAAGTTGTCCATCGATGGTGCGCGGTCGAAGACGCTCCCGAGTGGTGCGCCCGACGAAAGCGAGGCGAGGTCCATCGCGCCCTGCTCCTGCGGGCTGAAATCGTGCTTCATGCACTCCACCGCCGGCCGCCCCGGTCGCACTCCCAACGGCGCGCCCTTCACGAGCTGTTCCACGTCCGCGTCATCGTGCTCCTGCGAGCTGAAATCGCGATGATGAACTGCCCTGCCGCCAAGCCCATGAAGCTCGGGGTACGCGTGCTGGTAGTCGTGGTGGTAGAAGAGCGGTGCGTAGCTCTCCCCGATGCTGCCCTTCTTCCCGTGCAGGAAATCATGCATCGGGTCGCCGAGCTGTGGCAACGGCGCGAAGTGTCCCGAGACGTGTGTCAGCTCAGGCTGCGCGTTCCAGTTGTCGTCCGCCGATGTGTCGCCAGGTTTCATCGCCAGCCCTGATTTGCTGGGTAAGAAGTCGAGCGGGTCGGGCACAAGGTTCCCATCCGCGTCGAGGTTGAAATAGTAGTCGGGATCCTTCACGAGCGACTCGATGAAGTAGTTGTGCTCGACGGGAAGCCAGCACTCCTCGCCGTCCGCTTCAACAACCGCGCACCCGCGAAAGTAGCCCATCACGCTGACCGAGGTACCTTCGTGGATGCGGCCGACGTCGCGGAACAGGTCACGCTTGAGATAGACGTTGACGGGCCGTGTGAGCACGCCGTCGCCGTCGATGAGAGGCGAGCCTTCACCCTCGATGAAACCGAGACGCGTGAGCATCGGACGATGCGCGTCGAGCGCCATGTGCTCCCCAAGCTGCGCGTGCTCCGACAGCACGGAGAAGAGCGATGCGGAGAGGTCGCGGTTCCCCTCACGAAGACGGAGACGCGGTCCGTTGTTCGTACGGTCGAGACCACGGAGCCAAACCGACTCCGTGCGCAGCTTCTGACCCGCGAGAAGTGCGGGAATGATGCTGTCCGTCAGAGCGGTGAAGAGGCTACGCTGCGTCACCTCGTGCAGCATTGCCGGAGCCCGAAGGCGGAAACGGTCATCGACCTCGACGACATCGCCCTCCGGCATCTCGACGCGATGCACGCTTCCCCGCGTCTCGCGGAGTGTCCCCCGCAGGAGCGTGCGGCCGGCCCGGAAGGCGATGATGTCGGGCATACGATCCCTCGACTACGCCAAGGTGCAGGCGACGTTCACGTAGACTTCCCACGCGAGCGTGCCGCCCACGGTGACACCGAGGAGCGTGATGTGCGCCCTCGCAGCCGGAATGGTGATCTGCGTGTTGCCAGCGACGTTGATTGCCGAGGCCACCGTGACGACACGATCACCGACTGCGTAGGTGTCGCAGTACAGCATGATCATCTGACCCTGGAAGGTCGGGATGGCCATCGTGTTCGTCTCAGCCGCCGCCGTCTCGATCATGATGCTGCCGGAGGCCGTCACCGGGATGGCGACGCCGGTGCCGGGGTCAGCGATGACGTTGGACAGCTGGTTGACCGTGGCAGCCAGCTTCGCCGCCGTCACGTTCGCGTCGAGGATCTTCGCGGTCGTCACCGCGTCGTCCGCGAGGTCAACGGTCTGAACCCCACCGACAAGGTCGACCGACTCGCCACCACTGACGCGGTTGACCGTGATCCACACGTTGCCGTAGACAGCCGCAACCTGAAGCGAGATCGCATTCGGCAGCTTGCCAAAGCGCACCGCGTGCGTGCCCACACCGTTCAGCACGGTGCCGTCCATGCGGATGTCGTCTTCCGCGTTGGACCTGTTGAAGACGAGCATCTGCACCTGCGGGTCGCCGAGGCCGTCGTTCGCGTTCTGCTTCGTGACGACGAGATGGTACGTCTCCTGACGCGAGAGCGAGACGTCGACCTCCGCCGAAGTTACGTACTGCCCAAGGTTGAGGCGCTGCCGCGCGAGAACCGCTGTCGTTGCCATCTATCTCACTCCCTCACAGAGTTTCTGCTTTTCTCAGCTCTTGTGACTCGCGCGAGCCTCAAGCGTCTCGACAGCGACGAAGCGTGCCTCCTTGAAGCCCTTGCGCATCGCCTTGTTCACCGCTTTGGTCTGAGCGGCTGTCTTCGCAGCGTCGCCCTTCGATGAACCGGACGAAGGCTTCGCGCCCCAGGGGGTCTTCCCCTGCGATGCCCACCACTTGCCCTTGGGAAGACCCTTCTCGTCGAGCGACTCTTCGGACTCGTAGCGCTCGCGGCCAAACTGCTTCGACGCCTGACGACGCAGACCGGGGGCGTCACTCTCTTCGTCACCACCACCAAAGCCGGCGTAGGCCGCACGCTTCGCGAGAGCTGCGCCTTGGCGCTTCTCTTTGTCCGAAACCTCGCGACGTTCCGCCAGCTGAAGTACGTCGATGAACATGAGTACCCCTAATCCGAGTAGGGGCTGTCACCGCGTGCATCGAGCGCACCAGCACCCCAGCACTGCTGACAGCCCTTGCCGCCGGAGCCCTTGCCGGAGCCCTTGCATGCGCCACACACGGTCGCACCCTTGCCGAACCGCTTCGCCGCGTCCTTGTCCGTCTTGATGCCGGTGCCACCCTTGGGCACGAAGACGGAGCCGCCCGGGTCGGCCTTCTCGGTGAAGCTGCCGACCTCGTGCAGGTAGCCGGCGAAGGCTTTGCGCCACTCAGTTGTGCCCGGGGTGTAGCCGCATGCCTCCAGGTAGCGAATGGCGTCCCGCTCGTAGGGCTGCAGAGCTTCGTGCTGCTTGACACCGTCATCGCCGATGAACCCATCCTCGGTCGGCAGCGACATCGCGGGAGACTCCTCACCCGGATCCTGCGCCTGCGGCTTCCACTCCGCCTCACGGACGTTGTCGAGCGCGGGGTTGTCCTTCGGGATGCGGCCTTCCTGTCCCTGACTGCCCTCGCCCGGGTCTTCCGCCTTCGGCTTCCAGTCCTTCTCGGCGAGCCTCGACTCATCGAAGATCGGACCGGGGCCGACGTCGAGGTCGCCGCCATCGTTCTTCTCGATCTTGTCGTAGTCGGGAGAACCCGCGGCGACGTGCGTCTCGTTCGGGAGCTTCTTGTCGTCCTCGGTCACGTCGGAGGTGTCGGCCGAAGTGTCGACGCCGGAAGGCATCGAGTTGCCGAACTTCTCCTTCGGGGTCGTGCCGACCTCTTCACCGAGCAGCAACGCCTCGATGGCGAATACGCGGTCGAGGTGCTCCTCCATGTACCCCTTGCCGGGCTTCTCCGCGGTGTCGCCGTGACCGTTCTGGTTCTGGCTCACGCCGCTGTCCGCGTCACCCTTCGGCATGGAGGGATCGACGTTGGGGAAGCTGCCCATCGCCTTCATCCCGTCGTGGAGGCACGGGTCGCCGTCTTCCGCGAGGATGTCGGTGTCGATCTCGAAGTCCTCGGTGATCCGCCCTTCCAGGATGAGACGAGCGTAGCGACGCGCACGCACCTCGTTCACCGAGATGGGATCGTGGTTCGTGCTGCTGAGCAGACCGCGCAGCACGTGGTAGTCCATGTCCCCCTTGTACCCCTCGAACATCGGCGAACGCTTCACCGCAGCAAGCGCTTCGATGTCGGACTCGTCGAGAAGCGACCGCTCCACCTGCACGCTCTCGTAGCACTCCGTCTTGTGCGCCAGCGCACCCACAACCGCCTCGCGAAGGTCTTCCATCGGTATCTCCTAACCGAGCAGGGTCATGGGACCGCTGCTGTGCCCTTCCTTCAGCGGCGGCCGGTCCGCTGTCTGCTTCTTCATGCTCTCGTCCACCGGAACCGTCCGGTGAAGGCCGGCGACGTCTGCCCTGTTGATGACCCGCCCGTCGGCAAGTCGGTAGTCCCCGTTCTCCAGAACTTCCATGACGCCCCCGTTTTCGACCTTACAGCAACGGACATTTTGCGAAGGTCTATTGCTGCAACGGCTTGTGCTGATGCTCAACGCACCAGTATAGTCGGTCAGGCTATACTACCTCAAGCTCACCATATGCCCATCACCCGACCACGAGGCGCCCACTGACGCAGGAACGATTCCGTCAACACCGTGCCGTTGGGCACTGGGCCGAAGAACCACGTCGGGCGAGAATGCCACACAATCGACTCGCGCGCGGCGATGGTCGCGGACAGCGGACCGGAAATCGTCACCCACGTGTGTCCCGCGGCCGTGTCGATCAGCTCGACACGGAAGCCCTGCGCACGGAGCGCTGCAATGTCCGTCTCCAGCAAGATGCCGGTGCGGCAGTATGAGCACCCGACATAGTAGTCGTAGGTCGTGACGACGTACGGAGCGAGCAGGCCGGACGCGCGTCCGTAATAGCCCCACCGCCCGGACACCGAACGCGTCGAAGTCGTCGGGACCACAAGCGACCCAGTGACCGTGCCTGAGTAGCCCCAACGCCCAGTGACGAGCGCGGGAGGAAGAGACGTCTCGATCGCAATTCCGCCGACGACGGGCGGAGCCGATGTCTCAACCGATACACCACCAAGAACGGAAAAAGCCGATGTCTCGATGACGACTCCGTACAGGCCGTCGTCAAAATCTGCTGGCTCGAACGTCGCGGTGGCCGCTGTCAGGTGCGTTTTTGTATTAGCATACCAACCAGCATCCTGATTGATTCCCGCACCGTAGATTTTCGATCCCAGGACACCACGGGTAGCGGTAGAGGCCACCTCCATGATCTCCAGCTGGTCGTGTATCTCTCGCCAGTAACCGGCTGCATTGAACCGCGTAGCAGCTTGCACGTTCAGGCAGTTACCCCTGAAGGTGACGTCAGCTCTTGGATTTATGCCGGTAGTATTGTAGACGTGGCCGAATCTCGTGTCGTTTAGTGCCGAAACCCCCTCAAAGGAGGCAGCCATCGCGATGGTGCGTTGAGCCCTCATATCAGGAGCAGAGCTAATCAGGATTGCGTTTCCGCCCTCCTTAGGGTTCGCCTTATAGTGAATCTGCGTGACTACTACGTAACCCCATATAACGTAGCGAGCCTGGCATGCGAAAGACATCCAGTCACCGTCGCATTTAACACTGAAGGCGCATTCCTCCGTCTCCGGCTGTACAGAATGCACAACGAGAACAAGCAGCCGGTTTGAATAGGCGGGACTGTAGAAGTAGGTGGGAGTGGTGCTGACCGGCGTGCTGTGCATCAACGCCAGCGTCGGACCGTCAGTCCCCTTGACAGCGTATGACGAACTTACGGGCGTAGGATCAGTTAGCATCGGCATGATGGCAACCTATGCTGCAACGCCGTCAATGCGGAACGTCAACTCAAGCTGGACGTATGCGCCTGTCTGCCCTACCAGCTCTTCCTCGATCTCGTACGATGACCACGTAGGACCACCTCCAGTACCGTCCTGGTTGAACGGTGTGTCTGAGATACGGTACCTGTAGTTCTTCCGGTTAGGCGCGCTGTCGGAGTTGTCGTAGTCGATGACGTCGAGCGGGTAGGACTCCTTCGATCGCAGCATGACACGCGTCAGGCGTACTACGCTGCCGCCAGCCAACGGTATAACAGGCGAGACGATCGTCCCGTTTCCTAAGAATGTCGTCCCAACCTTGGACACACTCCCAGCTGTGCGAGCCCATGCTGTTCCTGCGTCGGCGGCTGGAGAAGAGACGATATCCCACGTACCGAAGAACTGCTGGCCATCGCTGAAATTGAGAACGCGAGCCCACGGGCCGACCTTCTCGACATAGGTGCCAGGCCCGACGACAGGAGAGTCCGCACGCGGGTAGTAGATGCCATTCGGTATGTCTGCCAGGAGCGGGTCCACGCCCTCGTAGCTACCCGCCTCGTAGCCAGGGAACGCAGCCTTGAAGTCAGCGAGCGTAGCGTAGACGATATTCTTCCACTTGAAGAAGTTGCCCGCAAAGTTGTAGTAGTAATTATCCCCGATGCTGAGGGCTGAACCCATACCATTGGCATTCGCGTCCGCCTGATCCCACAGACCCTGAGCGCCGCCTATCGTGTGGTAGATGTTACCCTTGTGCAGTGCCAGTCCAATATAGCTATCGCCGGTAACAGAATAATATACCTCGCCGGAGAAGTCATAGAAGAGGTTGTTGGTCATGTAGAAGATAGGAGAACCTGTGCTGCCGTAGGTGCAAAGATGAACCAAACCGATGAGTACACACTCGTGTGCCTTGACATACCGACGCTGGTTGTTGTTCGACTGAGACCCACCGGTCGCGTAGCGGCAAGCCTCGAACCAACATCGCTCAAAACTGATGCGGGTAGTGAATTCACCGCTGTAATAGACCGCATAACTACAGTCGCGGAAGCGTACATTCTTGATAGTGAAGTAGTCGGCCATCTCGATGGCGGACTGCGAGAAAATGTTGGCCCCACCACCGTCTATGATGACGTTCCGATCTCCCTCAACAGTGACACCACTATAGCCCGTCCAGGGGATAGTATCCTCTTCGTACACGCCGCTGCCGACCTTCAGCGTATCTCCATCGCTGCAAAGAGGCACCCCCGACTTGATCGTCAGCTTCGCGTCTGTCGTCGCGTTCGTCCCGCCGTTTGCATCATCACCTGACTTGTTGACGTAGTAGATCGTCACAGTGGGTCTCCTGCACAAGCACGGATGGCATCGAACAGCAGCAACAACATCAGGAACCAGAGGACCAGATTAGCAACGCCGAGCCACCAGCTGAATCGGATGACAGCCCACGTCTCACGCCCGTCTCGCTCAAATGTTGTCCACCGTCGGATTCGCGAGCACCTCCAGCTTGTCCCCGATGTTCGTCAGTGTCACCGACGACGAAAGCTCACCGATCCACACAAGCTCCCCGCCGCTGGTCGCGACGAGGTAGAACCCGATGATAGTGTTGGGAGGAGCGCCGCCGGAGTGTGTGAACGTCATCGTAGCTGACGACACCGAAGCAGCCGCAACGGTCCAGTCGCCGGAGACCATCGCCTGAGCGACATAGCCAGGGAAGTCTGCCTCGGTGAGATCGCCGAGCGCCGTCGCCTCCGTGACGGTACCGCCCGCGACCACGGTGAACAAGTGCATCGTGAAGGCTTCAGACAACCCCTTGAAGACGAGGTTGTTGAGAATAGGCTTCCCGGTATCGACAAGCGTCATGTTTCCGGCGGCCACGGGGTTCCTCCTCGGTCGGGGTTACCTCCGATCATAGCCGACTGCGACAAGGGTGAAAAGGAAAGCCCTCCCCCACGTTAGGTGAGGGAGGGCCGAGGAGAGAGGGAACAATGCTTTTCTACGCTGCGCTCAGCCGCACCGACGTGGGGACAGCGTTCGTACGCTGTTGCCGACGGAACGTCAACTCCTGCTTGAGGAACTTGTTCTCAACGATGGTCCGCGCGTACACGCCTTGCATCGCTTCGAGCTTCTCCCGTAGCGCTTCGACCTCCTGACGTAGCTCCATGACAAGCCCTCCTTACAGGTGCCTTACACTCCTAAGTTACTGCACCCGCCAGGACTTGTCAAATACTCTCGAAAAAGAGTCCCCACTACGCCGCGTCCGAAAGCTCCAACCCGTACGCTGTCGCAGTACGAGAAATGACCTCCAGATCGGTCGCATCCTTAGCTGTGGCCGTGAGTTCGATACCGTCAAGCTGCGTATCGACGTTCATTGACTTGAACCACTGGTCAGCGTCAGACGCCATCGACATGTCAGGGAAGCGCAACATGATGCTCTTCGGCCCGGTCGGAGTCGCCGGCTGCCCCGGCTGCGGCGGTCCTTCCTCGCCGGGCTGCTGTCCGTCCTGTTGCATCTCGTCGCTCTCCGCCGGGTCAAGCTCGTCGCTCGCCTGATCCGGCATGTCGAGCTTCTTCTCCGCACGCGCGTCGTCCTGCGATACGGTCCCCGTCTTGTCGCGGTCCGCGGGGTCGAAGGCGTTGTCCTTCTTGTCGTCCGTCTCGAAGCTGTTGCCGGGCTTCTTTTCCGTCGCAGCCGGCTCCCCGCCGACGAGCGACCGGCCGCCCGTGTTCGCCGGCTTGCTCTTACGTGTCGGGAAAGCTTCCGTCACCTTCATCTCGCCGCTGAGGCGCTGAATGAGGGGCTCCGTCGTGCTGTAGAGCCCCTTCGTCTTCCACGCGTCCGCGACCGGCAGCCATTTCGCCGCCGTGAACTCCGCGTTCGGTTTCGGGTCGCCTTCGACGTAATCGAGGTAGCAGAAGATGATGCCCGGCCGCCCCGGCATCTCGACGCTCTTGCCGGTGGGCGTTGCCGTGACACCCATCTCTTCCCACGCCTCGCGCGCGGCGGCGTCGTGCTCGTCATCGTCGTCCGGGGAGATGCCCCCGCCAGGGAGACACCACGTACCGGTGCGGTCGTCTCCGGTGTCCGACGCCTTGCCGATGAGCACTTCCGCCGGCCCCTTCACGCGGTTCTTCACGACGACCGCGATGGCCGACTTGTACTTCGTACGCTTGCTCTCCAGCAGCCACGCGTCACGAAGGAACGCCATCGTCGCCGCTTCCGTCACCATGTGGACGGCGAGCTGCGGCTCCCGGATGCCCAGCCCGAGCAGCTGACGGAAAGCGTCGGCCGCGTTCGCGACGTAGATGTGCGGGATCGGGTTCGGCTTCATCTGCGGGCTGAAGAAGTTGAGCTGCAGCGGTTTGTCGGCCGGGTTGTCGGCGCGAGCCGTCGGCGTCACACTCGCGAAGCCGATCTTCGCGTTCCGGAGCACCTTGAGCACGAACTTCGTCTTGCTCTTGAGCCTCTGCAAGATGCCTTCCGCTTCGTTCACGCCAAGCGCTGCGTTGAACGACGAGCCGACGCCGGTGCTGTCCGTCGGAGCAACCGGGACGTCCGCCGAGTCCGCCTTCGGGTTCACCGTCGGAACCGGGTTCGGTCCGCCGATCGCCTCGCTAAGCTTCTTGTACCCGACCTTCGCGAACTTGTGCGCGACCTGAAGCAGCCGCATGATGTGCAGGTCGACCACGATGACCGGCACCTCTGCCTTCGGATTCTTCACCCGCAGAGCGCCAAGCCGATGGTGTCCGTCAAGGACGTAGTGGTCAGACGACACGATCATCGGCTTGAGAAGCTGCTTCACCCCCTTCGTCACCATGTAGTCGAGCTTCGACTTGTTCAGCTCGTTCTGCGTCGGCTTGAGACGGTTTGCCGGCATCGTCCTGCGCGTGACCTTGACGTCGTTCCCGCCCAGGAACTCCAGGAACTCCGGCACGAGATCCGAGCGAATCTGCGGCATCTTGGAGCGCGGCATCCCAAGCGAATCCTTCACGCGCTCCCAGAGACTTTCCTCGAAGGACTCGCCCAGCTTGACGCTCTTCGCCTTCGGGTCCATGTCGATGGCAGCCTTAAAGCGCTGCATCATGTCGTTGTCGAGCGGCTTGTAGTGACCCGTCTTCATCAATCCGGTGCCCTTCAGCACCAGCGCTGTGAAGATTTCGGCGAAGTCCTCGCCTGCGTTGTTCTTCGCGTACGCGGTCGGGAAGCTCGTCGCACGCTGGAAGAAGACCTTGTACGCCTCACGCGACTTCGGCGGCAGGAAGGCGAAGTAGTAGTGGTGCCCAAGCTCATGCGTGAAGACGACCGCTATGTCGCGCGCGGGCATCCGGTACACCTCGTCAACGAACAGCGAGATGGCGCCCTTCCCCGTAGTCGTCGGGCTGCTCGGACGGTACGGCCGCGCCTTCGCAGGAGCCGTTGCCGAAGGAGCGTCAAGCCCGCCAAACTTGTAGGAGCCCCCCTGAGCCGAGTCATCGCCGGTCGCCATCACGTTGACCGTCTTCCCCTTGCGCGGGCGAACGGTCACGGTCGCGCGCTTCACCAAGAAGCCCAGCCCTCTGCGCTTCAGCCCGCGAGCGATGAGAGCCAACACCTTGGAGAAGCCCTCCCAAGTGGACTTCTCCAAACCGGCGTCGTTCTCGACACGGAAGCCGGCGACGTTGTCGTTCCCACGCACGACGTCGCTCGTAACCGCGAGCTTCTCGCCCTTCTTCACGTCCCGGCCCAGGAACTTCTGCGCGATCTCCGCCTGCGCGCCCGTGTGATAGCCGGACGTAGCGATGCCGTCCTTCAGGAACTTGAAGAGCACGTCGATCGAGCTGAGGATGACGTCGCCCGCGGTCTTCAGCTCTGTGTGCCGGCGATCGGAGTCGTCGAGTGCAGAGCGTGTCTGCTCCCTGAACATCTCGATCATGTAGTCGATGAACAGATGATCCTGCGTCTCATCCATCGGTCCGTCCAAGACGGCAGTCTCTCGCGCGAAGCGCTTCGGATGCGCCCGCTTCCAAAACGCCCATGCCTTCTTGCGCTGCTCGTTGTCGCTCATCGCCTGCTTCGCGAAGTAAGCGAGTACCTGCGGACGCGTCGAGCCCTTCGCATACTGCAGCTGCGTCAACCCGCTGTTGAGCGCCTCGCGGAACTGCTGGAATAGCTCGGTGAAGCGCTTCGCCTTATCCGCGTAGAACTTGTCCGCATCGCCACGCATCTTGGTGTACCACAGGTTCTCCCCGGCGAACTTGTCATGGATGGCCGTCAGCGCAGCCTTGCTTGTGTAGTCGTCGTACCACCATGAAAGCGTAGGCAGGATCGGAGCCTCATGCGTGAGAAACGCAAACGCCGTCGCCGAGAACGACTTCAAGCCGGATGCCGCCGCGTCATCTTCGTCCGCGGTGTGCGTCGTGCCGTGCCCCTTCATGAGCAGCGGCTTCAGCTCCTGCTTCCACAGGGTCCGCACCTTGTTGAAGAACGTGGTCGACAGCGCCGCCCTCTCTGCAAGCGGCTCCGCCGACGGGACCGGCAGCTTCGTGCGCGGGTCGAGCAGCATGTCCTCATCGGTGACGTCGTCCACCATCAGCGTGCCGACCGTTTCGGCGAGCTTGACGCCCTTCGCGGCCGGATCGAGACGAATCGCACCGCGGAAGCGTTGCATCATGTCGTCGTCGAGCGGCTTGTACTCGCCGGTCTTCATCAGCCCAGTGCCCTTCAGCACCCATGCCGTGAAGATTTCGGCGAAGTCCTCGATCGCCTGGCTCTTCGCGTAGGCTGACGGGAAGCTGGTTGCCAAACCAAAGAAGTGCCGGTAGGCGGCGCGAGCCTTCGGCGGCAGGAAAGCGAAGTAGTAGTGATGCCCGATCTCGTGTGTGAAGATGCGCGCCACGTCCTGCTCAGACGGTATGCTGGCGGTGTCGTAGTTCATGACGACGACGCCCTTGCCCTTCGCCGTCGGCGTGCTCTTACTGAGCTTCTGCTTTGAACTCGGATCTGTTCTCATTCCATACTTGAGATCCAACATGTCGTACCCGGGAGACAGGTTGTAGGAGCCACCATACAGGCTCTTCTCTCCAGTATCCTTGACGGTGAACGTGCGCATGGTTTTTGGTTTGACGTGAACGACCACGCGCTTGATGAGGAAGCCGAGACCCTTACGCTTCAACCCACGTGCTACGAGAGCTACTACCTTCGCAAAGCTCTCCCAAGCGTGACGCGGAAGCCCTATGTCGTTCTCGACACGGAAGCCGGCGACGTTGTCGTTCCCGCGCACGACGTCCGCCGTTACCGCAAGCTTCTCACCACGCACTTTCTCACGACCGAGGTTCTGCGTAGCGATCTGCTTCATCATGTACTCGGGATAGCTCGCAGTCGCAACGCCACCCTTCAAGAACTTGAGAACCTTGTCGAGCTTCGCGAGAACCGCTTTCCCCGCGTGCTCAAGGTCTACGTGCCTCGTCTCAACGTCCTGGTACTTCAAGTCGGTCAGCTCGCGAGGTAGCGTCTTCGCGTACTCCGCCATCGGCTCACGTGCAGATTCGTCGTGCGGGCCGGCGAAGAAGTTCTTCACGTTCTTATCGAAGCTGCTCGGGTCGCGTTCCTGCCACAGTTTCCAAAGGTGCTCACGAAAGACGTTGTTGTACTTGATGTCGAGATCGATGTTGCGGGTCGAAGCCTTTCCCATAAGCCTACAGCTGTCGAGCGTAAACCCCGAGTGTTCGACAGCCCTGCGGAGCTTCACGAACATCTCCAGGAACTTCTCCGCCTTGCCTCCGTAGAACTTCTTGTAGTCCTCCGCGGGACGAACAGACTTGCGCTTGTAGAACGTCTCGGACCACAGGTAAGCGCCCGCGAACTTATCCGCTATCGCCTTCGCCGGCCCCGTGATGTTGTCGGCTTTTTCGTACCACCATATCAACGAAGGGAGAACCGGAACTTCGTGCGCCAGAAACTCGAACGACGCCCGCACGAACTCCTCGAACTTTCCCGCGTAGACGGAGTCCGCCGCCTCGGTCTCAAGCGTACCGCGCCCCTTCGTGAAGAGTGGCTTCAACATACGCTTCCACTCGGTGCGCATCTTGTCGAAGTGCTTCGTCGACAGTACGGCCTGCCTTCTCTCTGACAGCGTGCCCTCATCGATGGCGCTATCAACCATCAGCGTGTCGACCGTCTCGGCGAGCTTGATGACCTCCGCCTCGACTGCCGGGATGCTGACCTCGTCGAGCGAGACGCGGATGACCGTCGGCGTGATCGCGAGGTGGTCGGGCGCGTAGCGGAACGCCGCAACGCCGCCCTCCGTGAGCGTGTAAGTGACGCCGGGGAAGCTCACCCCACGCGCTACGTCGTGCATGCACGCCTCGAAGGCTGCGCGCTCCTCAAGGGGAATGCCCGGCCCCGGGTCCGCGGTGCGCGTCGGGAGGCGCCGCTTCATGCTCGGGTAGCCCGACTGGCCCCCGAGCTTGCATCCGCAGTTCGGGCAATGTTGGGGGTAGCGGCCCACGTACTTGGGAATACCGTAGTCGCAATCCGTGCAGGAATGCCACGGAGCCTTCGTGGGCGCGGTTGTGTCCATCGTCGCCTCCGAGAGCTTCAAGCGGGAGCCGAGTACGTGCTTCATGAGCGCCTTGACGAGCGGGTGAACGGTGCGCGGACCGAACGAGATGAGCGCCCCGAGTACCTCGCAGAAGTTCTCTTCCGAGTTCTTTGCGGCGTAGTACGTCACCGGGTGCCCGTCGACCGTAATGTGCTCTACACCACGATCGAGAAGCGTCAATAGGCTTGTCTTGTCCGACGCAGAGCGCGACGCGTAACCCATCTCGATCGACTGCAGCTGCACGGAGAGGATGGGATCAGAGTTCTCAAGCTGCCTCGCGTACCCGAGCAGACCGAGAGCGCCCTCGGGCCACTCATCGAGCAGCTTGCGGACGCTCAGCTTCTTCGCGTTCGCGTTCCCGGCCGCGCGGTAGTAGTCCTTCGCGTCCTGCCCGAGCTGCTGCCAGAGGTGATGCCCCATCTCGTGAACGTACACCTGAGACACGCGGCGCGGTTCGTGCAACCAGTGCGACATACGGATGAGCTTCGTTGCACGGTTGTACGTGCCGTCTGCCCTCATGTCCATGTCGATGATCTGTACCGGGAGGCGGTACCGCATCGCCCACGGGAGTACCTTCTTGATCCGCTGAACCGCGTCCTTCATCCCCGTACGGAACGCATCCGGGTACTTCAGCGTCCCCGTGACGCGAACCGGGATGCCCGCGACGTCGAAGCTCGTCTCTGCCTTCCCGACGACCGGCGTGGACCCGCTGACGCGCTTGACGTACTTGGAGACGTAGTCCAAGTCCTTCCAGACCTGACGAGCGTGCTTATCGACCCGCTTCCGCCATCGGACTGAGTCTGACGCTTTCGCCCCCTTGCGCGACGCCTCCCCCCAATCCTGCCAATCCGGGATCATCGTCAGCTCGTGTTCCAGCATGTACAGCGCTTTCTGAGCAAGCTGCTGCACCGCCTTCGCTTCCCGCTCCGGGACGTTGTGCTTCAGGAGGATCGTCTTGATAGGCGCGTCGGCCGTGTCGAACCAGTCACCGACGATGAGTTCTACGAGGTGCTGAGCGAAGGTCTTCGCGCCTTTCTTCAGGACCGCGTGCGCCCGCGGAGACGTGACGCGGTCGATGTTCCGCATCAGCATCAGGTAGTCCTTCCGCATCCGCTTGATCGCGGCGTCGTCGAGAACTTCCTGTCGTTCGGTCAGCTCGGGCATCGCACTACCCCCGGATGCCGGTCATCCGCTCGGTGAGGAGGTTGGCAGTGCGCTCTGTCATGCTCTCCTCTTTCCTCCGCCCGGTCATCGATCCGAAGATCGTGTTCGTGACGGCGTAGAAGCGGTCCTTGTCCTTCGCCTCCATGCCCGGGTACTGCTGGGAAGCTGCCGCCTTCGCGCGCTTCCACTCGCCTTCCTGACCGGGCTTGACGAGTCCCGCCGGCTCCGTCAGCTCGACGCCGGTGCGGTCGTTCGCGCTCTCCGCCTTCGCGAGCTTGTGCTTCAGCTCGTCCTTGTAGCGCGGGTCGGACTTCGCCTGAGCAAGCGCCTTCGCGTAGTCGTCGCTGGCGATGTTCGAGCGTACCTTCTTGCGTGGCGCGGGCTCCTGACCCTGCCCCTTCGCCGCGAACTTGCCCTTGTCGCGCTTCCGCCAGAAGAACTCGTCGAGGTCTTCGGCCGACTCGTTGTACGTCGTCGCGCGGATCTTGCGATAGAGGTCGTTGAGCGCGGAGTAGAGCGGTGAACCACTACGCTGCGCTGCGTCCCGCGCTGCAGCTACCTGCTTGACCGTCTCAGCACGATGCGAGCGCGATGCCTGAGTAGCCATAGAAACATCGGTCAGGTCCAGAATCGTGTTCAGGGGTCCGAGCGACGCGGCACGCTCCTTCTCGTCTGACATGTTGCGAACAGCGTTCCCCATCTTCTTCGCCGCCGACTGCACGAGGTTTGCGACGGTCAACCAAACACGGGAAGGCTTCGCTCCGGCCTTCGCCATCGCCTGCGCGTATGCCTTCGGGTTGGCCTTGTAGCCGCGCTCGTCGATGTCGGCCGCCTCCGGGAGGGGCTTGTAGTCGCCGGTGCTGTACCAGTGACCGTCCCTCAGGTCGAACCGACGCTTCTCGGCATTATCCCACGGGTCGCCCATGAACGCCTTCGAGCGGTTGTAGTGCTTCGTCAGCGCCATCCCAAGCCGGAAGTCCGTCCGCGCCCCGACGATCTTCTCCAACTCGGTGCGCACCGGAGTTGCGAGCTTGTAGGTGACGTTCCCCGCCTTGTTGGCTATGCCGTGACCCGTCAGCTCCTTACGACCCTTCTCCCACTCAGCCTTCGAGATGCGTAGACGAAAGCTTTCCTGCGCGAGCTTGTACTTGGGAGACTTGAACTGCGTGCTCCCGAACAACACGACAGCGGCCTCAAACGAGAGAGCCTTCGCGATCTCGTCGGCCGGACGGCTGAGGGTCTTCGTGCGACGCTGCTGCCGATACCCCCACTCGTTGAGCACCCCCGCCCCCTCGACCACGCTCCCGCCGAGCTGCGAGAGGTTGCCGATCCTGTCGGGCACCTTCGCCGGGTCCATGATGACGGAGCCCTTGATGCGACGTGCGAACGCCCGAGCAGTCAGCTGGTCGTAGAACATCTGCTCGTAGATGAAGCCGGTGCCGTCCTTGCGGTAGACGACGTACATCTCCGCCTTCTCGACGAGCCCCGCGTCCGCGGCAACCGCCTCCTTCAGGCTCGCAAGGTACGCCTTGCCGACGGGGTTCCGGATGGGCCTCTTGAGCCACTTCGTCGCCCAACTACGAGCGTCCTTGAACTTCTGCAGTATGAGCTGCTGGTTGATGGTCCACTGGTCGGAGCTGACCGTAGCCTGCTGCTGCGCTTTCCGCCCTTTGACAGCACGCATCATCGTCGCGCCGCTACGGATTGCCTCGGGAAGGGAGCGGTCCTTCTTCGCCGTCGGCCGCTTCGTACCCCTGACATTCTCGTTCACCACGATGCGAAAATTCTCCGCACCGAACAGCTGAGCCAGCTTCGAGACGTTGGCGTTAGCCTTGATGTGAACTTTCTCGACCTCTTCCGGGCCGAGCGAACGCTTACGCTTGAGGTCACGCGTCTGCGCAGTCGGAATCTTCACACTGACGAAGATCATCCCGCAGTCGTAACCCCGCTCAGTAAGCTCCTTATAGAACTTCTGGATGGTCCCGAGGTTGGCACCGGTCACGTCGAAGACGAGACCGTTGCGGCGGTCCATCGTCATATGCGCTTTGTTCTTGTACCGACGCTTCGAGTAGGGGCGCAGCTCCTTCTGGACGAACTTGCCCATCAGCTCGGTCTTGAGGTCGATCACGGCGCCACGACGACCGTAGCCTTTCCCGGTGATGTCGCCCTCTGCACCCTTCGCGTCGCGCTTCTTCTGCAAGCGCTCACGCGTGACCGGGCTTGCCGCAAGCGCCTCAAGGACGTCATCGGAGTTGAGGATACGAAGCCCGAGGCCGCGGACGGTGTTGTCCAGAACAAAACCCTTACCAGAGCCAGACCCACCCCCAGAAAACAGCGCTTTGCAGCGAAACTGCTCCGCCCGCGTGCCTTCCTCAAACGACTCGAAGCCTCTGTCTACCTCATCGACGCTCTGCTGCGCTTCGGCTACAGCGTTGCCCTGCATCGCCGCACCGACACGCTCAAGAATGACGTCGAGATGCTCCGGTCGCATGGAAAGCCCCCTACGTGGTTGTCACCCTACTCTAACACATACAGACACGCACCTTATGACCACACACGTATGTGTCGGGATGCCGTACTACCGTCAGATCGTAGCGTACCACGCAGGAATGCTTCGGTCTATCACACTACACGCCCTAAAACCCGTACCGCGGCCTGTTCTTCTCGGCTTCCACGACCATTTCGTCGTACGCAGACAGCCCGCGCGCCCTCACTTCTGCTTCCAGCTTCTGCCGTCTCGCCTTGTCCTCCTCAGTCGGCGGCGGGCCGTCGCAGTGCCCGAAGACTGCTTCGTCTGCCAGCTCCGCAGCCAGCTCCGCGGCCCCCGCGAAAGAAACCTTGTCGTCCTTAGCGTCACTCATTTTGCACCTTCTCATGCCACGGTGAGAACCGGCTCCGGCTCCCGCCCAACCGTCTTCGCCCACTCGGCGGCGAGAACCGCCCCGAACGAACCACGAACAGTAACTTCCAACCTGACACGCTCCACAGCGTACCGGACAACCGTGACGAGCACGAACACCTGAAGCGCAACCGGTCCCTGCACCACGATGCGATAGCTCGTCTCACCGAGCACCGCCGCCAGCGCAACCAGAACCAGAACAACCGCTCGCTTCATTTCTTGCCCCCGTAACTCACTCGCTCCACTATTATAGTACGATGTTGAGGCCACGAAATCAAGTAGAAAAGCATGAAATCTACTCAAGTTCAGGCACCCGCCTCCGCACGATCTGATCCTCCATGCGATCTCGTTCCATGCCCGGCTCGCAAAGCACCAAGTAGAGGTCCGGCCGATGGCTCCGCAGCCACCATTTGAGCTTCTCGTACCCCGCGATCTCGACCTGTCGAACCCGCTCACGGCTTATGGCTGTCCTGTTGCCAACCTGCCATAGCTTCAAGCTACCGAACAGGCGCTCGGACACGATGAACGCGTCCCGCCGAGATAAGCAGTCGAGTAGGGCCTCATCAACGGCGTTCATGACGTCGTCGCAGTCTATCTCGCGAAACCGCTCGTCAGAAAAACCGATGCTCTCCGCCTCCTCACGAACGACGTCATCAGAGAGCGACACGCAGCTCTTCCACCATCGGTTGCGCTTCAAATTCCTGTCGTAGAGGTACATGCTCCTAACGGTCATGTAGTGACTCCGGCACAGGAGCCACCCGTCCAAGTAGCGATCACTCTGGTAGCTTTTGCCAATGCCGCACGAGTGAGCTGCCCTCGCCGCGCATTTCGGGTACTGACAGGTGAAGACGCGGTCGGTGACGGCCTTCGTACCGCGCTTGCCACCTACAAGCGCGAACGATGGCAGCATCGCAGCCGCCATCGTTTGTATGTTCCGTAGGGTCTTGCTCCCCTGCGGTTGCTTCTCACCCACCCGTCATGATCTCCCAGTGCAAGCGCATTTTATCGAGTGCGTTCAACGTCCCGGGCGGGGGCTTGCGCGTATACCACTCGCCCCAGTCGAAGCACCCGAACACGAGGTCGTCCCCGAGCTGGTGCCGCTCCGAGTTGCCGAGTCCGTCCCATAGGCGCTTCGCCCACCGCTCCGCCTTTTCTCGTTCCTTCCGACCCAGCATCCTTGTCTCCTTCGAGTCGCTCACTTGCTCCATAAGAATACTACGATATTGAGGTCACATAATCAAGTACAAAAGGAAGCGCCCCGAGCGTTGAAGCCCGGGGCGCCGGAGCGAGTCGCTTACGCGGCGACCTTCTTGACTGTGCAGCGGGTGACGACCGTCTGCTTCTTGTCGTTGAAGCTGTCGAGCTTCTTGACGCGGCCGGTCAGCGTGACCTCGGTGCCCTCGTCGAGGTCGAGCGCGGAGCCGGACTTCCACCAGACGAGCAGTCCGCCCTCGGGCGTTGCGACCTCGACCCGTGTCGTCAGGCCGTAGTAACCTTCGTGTCCCGCCTGCCGGAGGAGCGTGCCCTTCCAGGTCTTCCGCTCGCCTTTCGCGCCGACGTAGGCGGTTCCGAACCCGGCACCAGCCTTACGCTCAGCAGCCTTGACCAGCTCCCGCTTCCAGGCGTAGGTCGCGGAGACGACCAGGCCGAAGGTCCGGTCGCTCACTTCGTCGCGGGTGAAGGCAGCGGCGAGGTTCAGCGCGTAGTCGCTCGTGCCGGCGCTGCCGTCCCGCACCCAGGTCGTGACCTTGGCGGCTTCCTCGTTGAGCGCGTCAACCTTCACTTCGTAGCGCGCCGCTGCTTCGCGGTAGGCCCGCTTCGACTCGGGGTTGGCGGAGACGCCGGGCGGGTGCAGCATATAGAGGACACTGCTCGCGGTCGAGCCGTCCGGACTGCCCTTCGGGCGGTAACCGCCGTCCTCGCCGAAGACGAAGAGAGCGAGGGAGAGCACGTGACCCAGTTCGAGCACGTCCTCGTACCGCTCGTAGCCGTCCGTCTCCGGGTTGCGGTCGAGGAAGGTGAAGGCCACATACTCCAGCACCTTCGTGCTGTTCTTGAGGGAGGGAACGAACTCCGCGGCGCACTCGGTGCCGAGCGTCAGGACGCGGCCTGTCGCTTCCTCGATCACGAGCAGGACAGTCTTGCGGCGACGCTTCTTGCCGCAGCCGTCGCAGCGCAGGTTACCCTCGCGGTAGTCCGCGGAGGCGAGCCCCACCTTCTCCCCTGCCGCCAGAATCGTGACAATCCGAGCGTCGCCCGAGTTCACGTCCTCGTTGAAGGCCGTCTGAACCAGCCCGCCGAGCGCGTACCCTTCGCGGCACATGTTCTCGGCCGGCACGCTCAACGTGACGGTGAAGACCCTGACCAGCCGGCCCGGGGACTTCTCCCGCGTGCCCTCGACAACCGACTCGACAGCCGGCGCGTCCTCCGGACGGCCTGCCTTCGCGGCGGCCTTCGCGAAGCGCTTGACACGCTTTTCGACTTCCGCGACGTCCGCAGCCGACAGGTTCTTTCTTGTTACCAGCACCGTTTTGCCCCCGTGGTTGACTCACTTGCTCCATAAGAATACTACCACATGGGGCCACAGAATCAAGTGGAAAATTGAGAGCAAACAAGCAATCGGCGATGTGGGCCTACAGACCCGGAGCGCCGCTACATGAAGCTATCACACGCATTATGGAAGTGATGGTGACGCCCACACCTATGAGCGCCAGAATCGGAACGACCAAAAAGAGCACGACGGAGATGAACGTCGGCGGCCGTCTCTGCGGTAGGTGCTGTTCAGCCATCTCCTGCTGTACCTCCGCAAAGGCTGCACGCTTCTCGTCGCTCCACACGTTGCCGGACATGATGGCGAGCTTCAGCTGCTGCGAGCGGTCCTCCGGTTCGGTCCGCTGTCTTATCTGCACCTGCGCGCCCTCTTCTGATCGGCTACCACCACCACGACGAGCATCGACATCGCGCCCGTCGAGGCGGCGAGTAGCACCGCGACTGCTGTCAGCACTACTTCCCTTGTCCCGTCCCGTGACGCTTCACCCTCAGGACCGCAAACGGCCCACGCGGGATGAACTCCATGTTCGCGATTGCACGAATGACGTCGTACGGGTCGAGCTTCTGCTTCGCCGCCTTCGCCTCCCGGATCCTCTCGTCCTCGTCCTCGTCGAGCGGCGACACCAGCACATCGCCCACACCCGTCTCCTGCACACGTAGGCGCGTCTTGCGATCCACCTGGACGGTGGGGCCGTCCTCGAACAGGTAGCCGTGTGCCGTGTCGTCCTGCTGCTCGGAGAGCGTCGAGATGATATCGGCAAACGCCCTATCGGAGCAGTCCCTGTCGAGCACGGAGTCGCCGATCAGCACGGAGCCCTCTGACGGAGAGATGCTGATCGGCGGTGAGCACCACACCGTAGACGCGGCACCACCTATTGCAGAGAGCCCGATGACCCCCTCCTCAACACCCATACGCCGGGCTCCGATCTTCGACAGCGCGTCCTTCCGCTTGTCGCCGACGACCCAGCCCTCCGACCCGTCGTCAACGTAGACGTGAACCGGAGTCCAGTCGCTTCCGAGCTTCCCCGCAGCGAACTGAGCCCGGGTCGGCGTCTTGAACATCGCGACCTGCCGCACGGTCTCCGGCGTCATCGGGCGATGCTTCAGGAGGCCCACCCTCGCGCCGCCGAGCGTGACCGTCGCGTCCTCGTTGAGCGCCAGCTTTCCAGCGCCAAGCACGTCCTGCATCTCAGCAAGCATGCCGTCCGGTGTCCCCACAACAGCGGGGATCTTCTTGGGGGCCGGGACCGTCCACTCGAAGTAGTAGCGGCGCGGGCCTGCCATCGTCACGTGGATGCGCTGAGGCGCGGTAGCCACACCCTCTGCGATGCTCAGCGACGAACGAAGGCTGTTAAGGAGTCCACCGTAGGCGTAGCCGGAGATGCTCTCTCCGCGCTGCTCTCGCTCCATGACGCGGTAGAGCGCCGGTACGACCCTCTCATCCTCTGTCACGCGCGTCGGGCAGACGTCGTAAACCTCGCTCATAGCGCCATATACGCGGTTCGCGAGTTCCGTGTTCGTGATGTGTTCGTCGATATCCCACGACTCGCTGACCACGCCGTCTGCGTTCGCGAAGTACACCGCCCCCTCGATCGGGATGACACGCGTGAAGCCGAAGCTGTCGCTCGGGCGGCCGTTGCTCCGCCACTCCGCGAACACGTTGATGGACGGTGGACGCCCGGGAGCAACCACGCCCAACTCCCCACGAACATCACTCGCGTCAGTGTAGCGCCGCACGGCTTCCGCGATCGTCTCCGCTGCCAGCTGGAAAGACGCCTCCACGTCACCCTGCTCTTCGACGATGGCGTAGCGCAGAGCGTCAACCGCCGCGTAGTTCTCCATGAACTTCACGCCGGTCTGCTTCTGCAGCTTCGCGAGCATCCGGCGGCCGATCTCGACGCCTGAATGAAACGCGAAGATGATGGTCTTCGTGGCCTTCTTCAGGATCTTGTGCGATCCGGTCTGTCGAATGATCTCCCATCCGGCTTTGAGCAGACGCTTGAGCACCTTCTTTGCCTTCATGGCCCCGGGCAGGCCCCGCTCGTCGAGCGCTACTTCGTCGAGGTACTGCTCCGCCTTCGGCCCGAAGTAGTCGGGAGAGCGGTAGAACTCCGCAAGTCCGGCCTTCTTGAGCTTGCTGTAGTAGCTCGGGTCTTCAGCGAGGTGCTCCAAGGCGATGCGCTCCGCGACCTTCACGTCGGTCGTGTGCTCCATCTCCTCCTTCGTGCCCATCGCCAGCTCGTCCTGATCCACCTTCGCGGGGTCAGCTGCCTTCACCGTCTCCCCGAGCTTCGGCTCCCCCTCCATCCGGCGACCCGGCTTGCGCTTCGCCTTGATCTTCATCGCCGCCTTGATGTCTTTCCCAGGCGGGGGCATCTTCGACTTCGGCTTCGACGGCGGAGCCCCGAGCTGCTCATCCTCGTCGGGCTCCTTCCCAAGCGTGCCCTTCTTGATCTCGCGCTGCAGGTACTGCGCGAGCTGCGGGTCAACCTTCCCCGTGTCCGCGTCGGCTCCCTGCTGCATGATGCCGGCGTCGCCGTCGTCGGGCGCGATGAGCTGGATCAGCTCCTCAGGTGTTTTCGGCATCTCGTCCGCGGGCACCTTGCCCCCGAGGTCCGACTTGACCTGATCGTAGGCTTTCTTCAGGCGGTCGGTGTCCCAGTCACGCGGCTGTTGCCCGAGCGACCGCTCCGCCGAGTCGGCTTCGTCGTCCTCACCCTCGACCTCCGCCGCAGCGTCGACCTCCTCACCCTTCGCGCGCTCGACGTCGTCCTTCTCGTCCGCCTTCTTCTCCGGGGAAGCCTTCGGGTCGCCCTCGACCTCCTCTGCTTCCCCTTCCTCGTCGTCGGTCTTCGCTGCCGCGTCGGCGAAGTCCTGCTTCGCGTCGTCCGCGTCTCCCCGTTCCTTGTCCGCGACCTGAGCTATGTCGGGCTTCTCGCCCTTCTCGTCGCCCTTCTCCTTCGGCGGTACCTCGGGCTTCTCCTTCGGCGGTACCTCGGGCTTCTCCTTCGGCATCCCCTCGGGCTCCATCCCCTCGGGCTCCATGCCCGACGGTGGCTCGGGCGCTCCATCCTCCGGCTTCAGCTTCTCAGGAGGCGCCTCGGGCTCCTCACCATCCGGTGCCGCCTTCTCGGGAGGTGCCTCGGGCTCCTCTTCGCCGGGCTCGGCCCCGGGCGGAGCTTCGGCGTCGGGCTCTACTCCGGGCTCGGGCTCTGTTCCGGGCTCAGGCGCAAGCTCGGGCTCTGTTCCGGGAACCTCGTCGGGTGCTTCGCCGGGTTCGACGTCGGGGGCTTCCTCTTCTCCATCCTCAGGAGCCACCTCACCACCGTCAGGATCCTCCATACCAGGCTCGACCGGGGCGCCTTCCTCTTCGTCCCCAGGAGCCAGCGGATCCTCTCCATCCTCTCCTGCAAGCTCTCCCTCCGCATCCTGTGGTTCCTCTTCGGCGGCATCGTAGGGCACCTCGTCTTCGTCGGGCTCCTCGCCCGGCACCTCTTCGCCTTCGGGCGGCATCTCCCCCTCGGGCTCCTCGCCGGGCTCCGCCGAGATAACCTGCTGATCCTGAGGCAAATCCTCGTCGTCGGGCTCCGGTTCCATCCCCTCGATGCCGGGATCAGACATCCCCAGCTCGCCGGGGAAGCGCTCCACGCCGCTATCCTTCTGCCACGTCTTCATGTCGCGGGCGGGCAGCTCCGGAGGCTTCGGCATCTGCGGGTCGTGCTCGTCGCAGATGTAGAGAAGCTCAGCGTTCAGCGCTCCGAGACGTGCGGCAATCACCTGGATGGCATTCTGCTCTTCGCTCGGCTTCATCGCGTACGCAGCGACCTTCTGCTGCAAGCGCTTGAAGATTGGCACCCCGTGCCGCGGGTTCTGAAAGCCGACGTTGCGCAGCTCGTCGATGGTCTGCGCGGCATCGATGTACAGCTCTTCGGACGTCTCCATCACGTCGAGCCACAGGGCTTCCAGCTTCGTGCTGAAATCCTGCCATGCGAGCTGCAGCCTCTCGTGCCGCGTCGTCATCGGCTTCGGCAGCATCAAGCCGCCGGCCCCGCTGACGGGCAGCGACTCCTCAAGCTCTTCGAGCGATACACTGCCGGCGAGGTACTGCGCGAGGTTGACCATCGTGTGCTCCTTCTCAAGCGGTACGCCTATTCTACACAGCCGCCTGAGCTTGTGTCGCGCGCGGGGCGGCCTCGCCATCCCGCTGTCGCTCTGCCCACCTGTCCACCCAACACGGACGGCACAACGCAATGTAGCGCTCCGAGCCACCGACCTCTACCTGATCATCACCCTCGGACGTGCGATAGCTGCGCGTCGCGCTGTCCTTCTTCCCGCAGTCCACGCACACCGCGCGAAGCGCTTCGATGCGGTCCGCAATCGCCATCAAGTGCGGTGCGATACCGAAGGGGTTACCACGGAAGTCCTGATTGAGACAGGCGACGATGACCTCGGTACCACCGTCGGCGAGGTCTTCGATGACGTCGATCCACATCCCGTCGAGGAACTGCCCCTCGTCGATGCCGATGACGTCGTACTTCGCGAGCGCAGTCGGAGAGAGCGCCTCGGTGGGGTCCACCTCGGTCGCCGGCTTCGTGAGCCCATCGTGCGTGCTCACGAGCTGCAACGCCCGGCTGTCCGTGGTCGGCTTGAGCAGGATGGTCTTCTGCCCCGCGATCTCCGCGCAGCGCAGATGCGT